TCATTGCTTCTCCCCTCCGAGCTGAGCGCGCAACTCGGCGCGCACGCGCTCCTGTTCGATCTTCTGGAACAGCTCGAGCACAGCAGGCACGAATTCGCCCGCCGGCAGCTGCAGCGCATCGGCCAGGGCCAGCGCAGCCTCGAGGTCGAAGCTCGGCGAGTTCATGGGTTGAGTCGAGGCCGTCCACGCCAGCGCGAGTTCGGGGATCCGCCGCTGACCGGATGCATCGGTCGCATTCCAGGCCACGCCAACCGTCGCGCGGCGGTCTTCGAGGAAGAGCGCCAGATCCTCAACAGAGGTGAACGGCTGCGTCTTCAGATCCCTCGATGCAGAGGACTTCACCATGACTGTTGGCAACAGTTGGCCGCGCTTGTCGAGCCACGCCCGGACGTCATCGACCGCGAAGTAAGCGCGGCCGCCAATCGACTTGCTCTTCAGCGGCGCCTTGGGATTGGCCGATGCGTTGCGCACGGTCTTCTCATCGACGCCCGCGAGGAGGGCGACCTGACGAAGCGGCAAAAAGCCGCCGAAGCGGGTGTCGGGCTCTTCACGTTCCGGAGGACGGATCGGGATGATCTCGTCGCAGTCCCCGTTGACGACCGCTCTCGCGACACCAAGCTCCAGCACCAGGCGAAGCAGGCGAGGCATCCCGATGCTGTCGACGACAGCCTCGTGGGCCTCGACCGATCGCAGAAACGGATACACGTCTTCGCAGACAACGGACCAGTCGAGGCCGGCCGCGTGCCGCCCCTCGAACGCAAAGTCGTAGAGAGCTTCTACCTCTCGGGTAATCCAGAGGGAAGCCAGGTCGATGCTCTCCATCGGATCAACCTGGGCAGTGACGAACGGATCGGGATAGGGACCCTCTTCGTCTTCTGGCGGTTCCAGCCCAAGCAGACGAAAGGCGCCAGAGAACGTGTACGCACGACCGACTTCCCGCGCGAAGGTGAACAGAGTGAGACGGAGTTCCTCGAGGAGTTCCGACTTGGAGAACGGGGGGATGAGAGCTGCCATTACTATCTCCGGGTTTCGCGGGACGCCCGCTTAACCCGAACTATAGGGAGATTAAAAGGGATATGCAAGTGTCCCGAATAGCCCGTGGCGCATTTAATGAGATATAATGCATGATGCCGTCGCTGAGGACACATATGCCACGAGTTGAGCTGACCGCGCGTCAACGGCGGTTCGTCGAGGAATACGGGGTGGATCGCAACGCCACGGCTGCGGCGCTACGAGCCGGATTCGCCCCTGCTTCGGCCCGAGTGACCGCCTGCCGACTGCTGAAAGCTAACAAGGCCGTCCAGGGGGCCGTAGCGGCCCAGGAGGCCCTTGCAGCGGCCGAGGTGTGCATGACCCGCCAGCGCGTCGTTCAGGGGCTCCTGGAGGCTGTGGAAATGGCTCGGGAGCGCCGGGAGCCGGGGGCGATGATCGCGGCGTGGCGGGAGTTGGGGAAGATGCTGGGGTACTACGCGCCGGACCGGGTGAAGGTGACGGCCGAGATCGATGACGCGGGCCTGATGGGCCGGCTTGAGGCGCTGTCGGACGAAGAGCTGGCCGGCATCATCGCCGGCCAGCGGGTGGTGGAGGGTGTGGAGGGTTGACCCCGTTTTTCGTGAAAGTCCCTAGGGAAACAGTATCTGTAGGACTTTGGTCAAAACGGCCGTAACCCTCCACCCCCTCCACCCCACCAATGAGGCAATCAGGGGGCCCCTCATGGCTAGCCGCCGTGCTTCGGGGCGATGCCAAAGTAGAACCGCCCCTCCCTGTTCTCGCGCCTCTCGAAGCGTTCGCGGAGCTTGCGGCCGAAGGCGGTCGAGGACATCGGCTTGAAGCCGTTCTCTTCGGCCCAACACCTGTAAGCACGGTACGCCTCGCTTGCCGGCCAGCGCGCCTTCGGATCGACCTTGCAGCACTCGCGAATCCACTCTCCCAGGACGTCCATCTCATCGCGGTAGCTCTTCACCGCATCGGTGATGACCTTCGGCGGACGCAGTCCACCGGCCTGCCAGTCGAGGCAGCCCTTGATCGCCCAATTCAGGATGCCGGGGAGCTCCGCACGCAACTTCTCCATGAGCTTCGGGTCGCGCTGCGCCTTCGGGATCTGAACAGCGAACGGGATCAGATGGAGACGACGCCAGACTCCGTCGTCCGTCCCATGGATGATGGGCTTGTGGTTGCCCGCGATGAAGAGCTTCAGCTTCGGCTTGAACTGGAAGATCTCCTCGTAGAGAAATCGGCAGGAAACGATGTCACCGCCAGTGAGATGCTTGATCGCCGACTCCGCCAGCCGAGCCCCCTCTTCGATCTCGTTTGCCGTGGTGACGCGCACCCCCTGCAGACGCGCCACGTCGCTCGAGGCGGCAGCACCGTCGCCGCCCCGCTTGGCCATCAACGACTCCGAGGACGTCTGCAGCGCGTAGTCCAAGCCGAGCAGATCGAGCAGCACGTTCAGAAAGGTGCTCTTCCCGTTCGCCCCGTGTCCGTAGAGGAAGAACAGGCACTGCTCGTCGGTGAGACCCGTGAGCGCGTAGCCCACCACCCGCTGGATGTAGCTGATCAGCGCCTTGTCGCGGCTGAAGACCGTTGCCAGGAACCCCTCGAAGACCGGGCACCTGGCCTTCGGGTCGACGTGCACGGGCGCCTGCCGCGAGATCAGGTCTTTCCGCTTCGCCTCCCTCAGCTTGCCGGTCGAAAGTTCCACAACCCCGTTCAGCACGCCGAGCAGCATGTCGTCGCTGTCCAGCGTGGAGATCGGCGCAACGAGCGCCTCTTCCGATCGCGCAAGCTCGACCATGGCTTTCAGCCTGGCCGCGTGCTGGGTCGCGAGCCCATGCCGGGCGACCCGCGTCATTGCCTCTGCGTCGGCGAGCGCGTCCGCCTCCTGGCGGATTGCTCGTGCGACCACTTTCGCACGCTCCATCACCGCCCCGGCGCCGTCGAAGCGCCAGCGCTGCCCCTCCCAGTAAAGCCAACTCGCACGCTCCGGCACGTAGCGCAGCTCGTCCTTGTAGCGCTCGCGAAAACGCGCGGAGTTTCCCGTGTCGGTCAGCGTTCCGAGCGCATCTGCGGGATCAGCCGCCGGGTAGCTGGCGATACTGCACGCGATCGCCGACACCTCGGACGCCTCGAGCGGAGGCTGGCACCGGCTCTGATTCTCGGCCTGCAAGGCGGCCTCGATCGCCCCCAGCGTCATGCCGCGACGGCGCATCGTGCCTGCAATGCTCGCGAGCGTGTTGTTGCGCGAGGACTCGACGATCCTGCGGTCGCCGTCGTTGGCCGCCGGTGCCACGCGGCGCGCCTTCTTCGGCGGAATCGGGCGGACGGCCTCGAGGCCCAAGGCCTTCACGAGCTCGGCGTACTGGCGTGCCTCGGGCGGGCACGCAGGAATGGAACCAAGATTGCTGTTCTGGGTCATGTCGATCACTCCGGACGGATCAGGCGGGTCATGAACGGTTCACCCTTCCGGTGGAAGAAGCCGGGAAGCCTCATCACGCGGGGGAGATCGCAGACCTTCGTGTCCCCGCCGAACTTCGCTGCCAACTGCTGCTGACGCAACTTGAACTCGTTCAGGGGGCATCCACTCACCAGCCAGTACGCGTGCCAGCGAGATGGGCTGGACTCGACGACGATGGAGGGTTCGTGGGGGACTACCGGCTCGATGGGCGATCCATCGAGATCGACGAAGAGCGAGCGGATTTCCGTCACGTTCGCCGTCGTGCGGCAGGTCTTTGCGCCAGGACGCACGATGCCGTCGCCCCTGTTGATCATCAAGAAGATGCCCGCGCCCTGACGGTTGAGGCTGACGAGGCGCTCGGCATGCTCATTCAGTCGCCCGTGGTGGACCTGGGCCAGGTTCCCGCGCTTGGCGGACGAGTCGTCGAAGGTCTGGAACGTGAATACTCCGTTGGGATCGAGCGCGTCCAGGAAGCGCTGTGCCATGAGCAAATCGACTTCCATCACGCCGTCCTCCAACCGAACATCAGCCGCGACACCGTCGCCCCCATGCGGTCGGTCGACATCAGGTTGTCGAAGTGGGTCGACTCGGTCCGACGGAGGATGTGGTACGTGAGCGTCATCCCGTCAGGCGAGCCGATCATGGGGAGGGCAGCGCCTTCGGATTCGATCCGGGCGCGCTGTACCACCAGCGGATCGGAACCTTCTGCTCCGAGGGCGAGAGCCCCTCCAAGGTCCGGCGCCGCGAAGCAGGTGGCTCGGATCCGCTCGTCGGTGAGCTGACCGTGGGAGTAGCTCACTTCGCACCTCCGTTCCGATCCACCCAGGCGAAGAACGCCTGCTCGTCGATCAGCACGCGCCGTCCGATGCGGCGAACGACCTGATCGAAGCCATTGGATTTCGCGTTGAAGATCAGGTGGCGCAAGCCACCGATGGGCGGCCACGGATGGTGATTCGGCCAATCGTTTGCGGGGATGTGCCGCGTGCTGCCTTGGGGGGCTTTCATGACGATCTGCTCCGGTAACTCGGGCGCGATGTGCGTCCGATGTTGTTACTGTCCGGAGGGAAAAAAGGGAAAAAAATGCCGGCGGTACTGCCGACTCCTGAGCGGTTCTGGACACCTTCCAGCGGTATCAGAATCGATTGAAGTTTCCACGTCTCGGGCACGGTTCAACCGCTCCGGAACGGCTAGCGACAACGGCTGCCCGAGCTCTCTGGAGTTTCCCCGTGATCTGCCGCCTGATTGCCTCAGCCGTCATGCCGTGCCCACACTTGAGGCTGCTCAGGTGCTCGATGATCGTCGCCAGATTGATACTCACTCCGGTGCGCGCCATCTCGAACATGTATTTATTGGCGGCCTCGATCAGATCCTGATTCCGGACGGTCGTCGTTCTCGGCCGGCCACGCGCGGATTTCGTCTCGCTTGTCGCCTGGAATTCCTGCGGAAGTACTGTCCAGACGGAGGCAGGCTGGCCACGAAGGGCACCGATCCTGGCCTTCGGTGCCTGCTCATAGTCGCTTTCCTCCTCGCGCGGCCGGATGAGATCTGGCAGGTCAACGCCACAGGCCTCGCACCAACTGCGGAGTTCGTCGCGCGTCGGGCTCGGCGGCATGCGCCCCTGCTTGACGTCGTAGCGAAACCGCTCCACGGCAGCGCGGTTTTCACTCAGGCACGTCTGTGCGTGATCCCATCCCGGCGACCGCGGAGGGTGTCCTTGCAGGATGTCGATCACCTGGTCGTACGTGTAGATGCGAATGTGCCGTGCATCTTCCAGGTACTGGTCTCGACGCTCGACAGACCACGACGTCCAGATCGAGCTCCACTGGGGATCTTGTAGTTCGCCCAAGCTTCCGTAGGGGTCGTCACTCATTTGCGATACGCCCAAAGATCCGCTCGTTCATCGAAGCCACCACCGCCTCCGTATGGCTGCTGGACAAATGGCTGTAGCGCTGAACCATGGCAAGGGTCTTGTGTCCGAGAACCGCCGCGATCTCGATGGTCGATGCGCCGTTCATCGCAAGGTAGGACGCCGCGGTATGTCGAAGATCGTGAAATTTGAAGTCATGGACCTTGGCCACCTCGAGCGCACGCCTCCAGTGGTTGTCGAGTGCGAAAGGCTTCGATACGTCGTCGCCAAAGAATAGGAGGTCGGAATCGATCCGGCGGACCTTCGCGAGGTCGGCGATCAGCGCAAGCGCCACCCCACTTAGCGGAACCGCCCGCGAGCTGCCATTCTTGGTCTGATGGAGCAAGATTCGCCCGGCTTTCAGGTCGACCTGAGGCCAACGCAGGGTGAGGATCTCCCCGCGACGCATGCCCGTGGAGATCGCAAGAACGACAACAGCGTAGAGCCACTGTTGCGACGACACCTTGCAGGCGTTGAGAAGCCGCTGGCGCTCATCCTCTGACAAGAATCGCTCCCGCCCTCGAGGCTCCCTGGGCTTGCTGACCTTGCGCATCGGGGAATCGTCGAGCCACTGCCACTCCCTGACCGCGATGGTCAACGCGTGCGAAAGCGCGGCCATGTAGCGGGCCACTGTGGCCGGTGACATCGGCCGCTTGCGCCGTGTCGACGTGGCGAGCAGCGCGCTGCGGCACTCGACGATGACTGCGGGCGTCACGTCGGCAAGCGTGAGCGGGCCGATCCTCGCGCCCCACCACCGCAGGTTGCGTCGGGTGTTCTTGGCATTCTTCGGTTCGCAGGCGAGCACCTCGCGCTCGTAGCGATCGATCAGCTCTGCGACCGTGTGCCGCTTTGCCTCGGCGGTCTTGAAGTAGCGCCCGTCCCGAATTGAAGCCTCGGTCGACTGCGCCCAGCGCTTGGCGTCGGTCAGGCGAACAAACGTGGCTGTGGCAGACGGATGTCCCTTGAGTCGGACCCTTGCGCGGTAAGTACAGATGCCATCGCCAGCACGGCGCTTCTCGATGGTAGCCATCAGCGATCCCTTTGGAAAAGGCTTCGACCGGAGCGGCTGCCTGCGGATTCGACGGAACAACCCCTGCAGGTCAGCAGTTGTTGCTCCGCCGACGGCGGTCACACCATCGGTTTCATCGCTGTGCTACTCGTACTACGGGCGGAAGCTTACCGCCCCCTTGCCATGGCCGGCAACGGTCGGCTGTCGTGGGCAACGGCGGGTGGTCAACTGTCCCACCAGTGTCCCACCGGGGGAATTGTTGAGTACCCACTACCGCCGAAACCCGCGCCAATACTGGTGGGCCCCCCGGGAGTCGAACCCGGCACCAACGGATTATGAGTCCGCTGCTCTAACCGTCATGAGCTAGAGGCCCGAATTAAATCAACCACTTAGAACTGCGCACTGGGCGCATAGACAGTATGGATTCTATGCGCTCCTGGCAGAAACGGCCCCACGGTCAGGCAGCAGGTCCCCGTCGAGATCGCGCCCAAACTTCTCGTTTGCCCAGCGCTCCATTTTGGCGATCGTCCGGAGGACGCCTTTTGATGGGCCGCGCTTCACCGGGCGGCGGTTGGCTACCTGAACTTGCTGCGTTGCCCATCGGCAATTCTCTGGAGAGTACCCGCCGTTCACGTCGATACGATCGAGCGACATCCCTTCCGGCGGTTCCCCCATGTCGGCGACGAAGTTCTCGAAGTCATGCCAGCGCGCGCAGACTCTTATTCCGCGTCCGCCGTAGTGCCTATAAGACACGACGTTCGGGTTGTAGCACCGCGACATCATCCCGGACCAGCGCCTATAGAGCACAGGGTTCTCCTTCGCTCCTGGACGTTCCCTACGGTACGGCAAGCGAAGATCATTTGCGGCAAAGAATTCAGCGAGGCGGCCGGCGTCGGTCAGTCCGTACTTCTCGATGATCGCGCGAACGGCGTGCTTGTCTGCGTCGTCAATGTCCATGTTGAATGATAGCTCAGGGAGTGCGGGGCCAGCATCGGCGCGGCTCGCCGGACTGCCGTATCACTCGCGTATCACTGCTGGCGCTTTGACCGCCCAGTCACGCCGAGAACGGCTCGATCAACATGAGCAGCGCGGGCACGGTGCCTTGGCCTGGGCCATAATCGCTGTCGAAATTCACAGGTAAAGCGAAGCATGAAAGTTGCAGGACTGTTCGCCGGCATCGGTGGGTTCGAGCTGGGCCTGTCGAAGGCGGGACATCAAACGGAGGTGCTTTGCGAGATCCTGCCGACAGCTCAGGCCGTGCTTCGCGCGAGGTTCCACGGCGCCGAGTTGGTCGACGATGTCGTCGCCTACGACCGTCTGCCGGCCGCGATCGACTTGATCACCGCGGGCTTCCCTTGTCAGGATCTGAGCCAGGCCGGCCGGACTGCCGGGTTGGCCGGGCATCGAAGCGGCTTGATTGGCGAGGTGTTCCGTCTGATCGAAGACAGAAAGGCGCGCCGCCGTCCAGTGCCATGGGTCATCGTCGAGAACGTGCCGTTCATGCTCCAGCTCGGGCGCGGTGGCGCGATGCGCGCAATCGTGGACGAGTTCGAGCGCCTCGGCTATCGATGGGCGTACCGGGTGGTCGACAGCTATTCTTTCGGCCTGCCGCAGCGCCGCGAGCGGGTCCAGCACGCAATCTTTGAATGGCGATCGGACCGGGGGTGGTACTGCCACCGGTTGCCGTACTCGAAGCCCTTCCCGGATCCGTCCGTAACGATCGACAACGACCGGGCCAATATTCCGAGCCCTCGACTTGCTGTAGCAGGCAAGCTTCCCTCCAGTAACACGGCGCCTTCATGCAGCGGATCAGGCGCGAGGATACCGCGCTGCAGGCGGCCTGGATCGGCTAGCTGTTGCCGCGCCGGTTCAGGATTCGCCCGACTTCGCCCGCTCTACTCCACCGTCTCTGCCCGCTTGGCCTCCCCCACTTGGCGGCTGAGCACCGCCATCACCCCGCCGATGCGCTCGTTGATTTCCGCGACCTCGTTGCGGTATCCCGGCTCGGCGCGCTCCGAGACCGCACGGCGCTGCTCACGCAGCCGGCGGATCTGCTGCTCGGCCGCGTTGCCGGCGCCGATCAGTCGGGCCAGCGGCTCCTCGCGCAGCACCTCCTGCACGTCCTGGCCGGCCTTGGCTCGGCCGCGCAGTTCGTTCTCGATCTCGTTGATCTCGCGCACGTTTTCGTAGAAGCGCTCGGACTGCGCCGACGGGCCGCGGGTGTTGCCGTAGATCCGGCCGACCAGGGGGATTTTGTAGGCCGGCAGCTCCTCGCCGGTGATCGGCGCTACGATCGTCTGGTTGAGCTTCAGGATCTCGCGGCCCAGGCCTCCGGTCAGCTGCCCGAACACGTAGTCGATCTGGTCCGGCGTCCAGCTGATGGCGCCCGGCCGGTATTCGGTGCCACCGGTGGCCATGTTCAGCAGCTCCGCGATCACCCGAGACGGCGTCGAGGCGGTGTCCTTGGCCCGCTGCGGCCCCGGGGTCGGGTCCAGGCTGTTGTAGTCCGGACGGTAGATCGGCCTGCCGGTCCAGTCCCGGTTCTGCGTCAGCGCGGCCACCGGGTCGATGACGGTTGGCGCCGCCATCTGCAGCAGATCCTGCGACGAGCCGAGCGGGTTGAACGCCTCGGCCAGGGTCATCAGCAGCTTGCCGACCATCTTGCCCGGGGTCTTGTCCGGGTCGCCCAGCATCATCTCGACCGCAGTGCGGCCGATGTTGGGCAGGACGTGGAAGCCCAGCGGCATCGGGATGGTGACGTAGTCCTGGCGGCCGACCGGGATGATGATCGAGCGCTCCTTGATGAACTCGGGGATCTTCTCCCACTCGTCCTCGTCGCCGCCGCCCATGACCGCCATGCCCAGCAGCGTGTTGATCGCCCCGAGCATCACGCCGCCAAGCATGATCTTCTTGCCGGCCGGCCCGAGCAGCGTCTGGAACATCCGGGTGTTGCCCTGGATCGCCGCGTTGAAGAACGCGTAGAAGGCGCCCGCCTCGCGGGTCTGCCGGCCCTTGCGGTTGAAGTTGACCGTCAGGTTCTTGGCCAAGCTGGCCGCCCGCGGCCGGCTCATGCCCATGTCCAGCGCCTCTTTGTAGGCCGCCAGGCGGACCGCGTTCTCCATCGTCTCGTTGTAGGCCGACAGCCAATCCAGCACGGCATGCGCTGCCTTGCTGGCCTGCCCACGATCCAGCGCGCCGAGCTCGCGCTGCAGCTTCTTGGCCCGATCGTTGGCATCCACGAACAGGTCGCGGTAGCCGGTCGTGCCGCCGTCGTCCTGCATCTGCTGCCACAGGCGCGCCCACTGCGCGTTGGCCGGCGCCTTGCCGCGGGTGTCGCGGTAGATCGCCCGCATCGCCGCGAATGTGCCATGGGCGACCTGGCGCTCCTTGCCGGCCAGCGGTGTGGTCGACAGGTTCAGCACGCCGGCGCCCAGGTCGCGCGCGAAGTTGATCAGGCCGAAGATGGGGTTGTACTGGGTGTTGACCGAGGCGAACCAGCGGGTGCCCTTGGCCACCATGCCTACCAGGAAGTGCAGGTCGCCCACGTCCAGGTTGCGCAGCGCCTCTGCCAGGCGCATCGCCTGCGGGTTGCGCTCGTTGAAGACGATCGCGGCGTCCTTGCCGCCGATGCGCACCATCAGCACGTTCGGCTTCTGCTTGTACAGCGGGTCGACCATCGTCACCACGGTGCCGGTGGCTTCGTCCACGCGCCGGATCTTGGGCGGCTTGTCCACCTGCCACAGGCTCGGGTCCGGGTTCTGCGCGGCCAGCAGGTACAGCTGCTTGCCCACCCGCGCCTTCTCCCCGCGCGTGAGCGCCGCCTCGCGCTGCATCACCACGTGGCTCAGGATGTTCGTGACCTGCTCGGTCGAGCCGGTGCGTCGCTTGGCCGCATCGCCCTTGCTCAAGTACCCCTGGCCGATCGGGTGCGCCCCGCTGTCGGCGTGGGCCTCGTCGCGGTGCAGCGGCACGTAGAACTGGTACGTGGCCCGCCAGGCGTCCAGGCTGGCCCTGTCCATCAGGCCGTAGCTCTGCAGGGCATCCAGCGTCTTGCCGTTGATCGCGTCGACCCGGGCGGCCAGCGACTCCAGCACCTGGCGCCGGCCGGGCGGCAGCCCGTCCATCAGCGCCTGCGCTTCGTCGTCCGACATGCCGGACAGAGCGTTGCGCTCGGCCTCGGTGCCGCGGAATGCCTGCACGCGGCCCCAGACGCGCTGCTGCTCGCGCGCGGTGTCCAGCGCCTGCTCGATGGCCTTGGTGGCCGTGCCGCGTGCCGTGGCGCGCTGCAGGTCGAGCTCCAGCTGCCGGACGTCGGCGGCCAGCTGGGCGCGCCTGGCGTCGATCATCTCCTGGTTCGGGTTGCGCTCGGCCAGCACGCGGTTGGCCTCCGGCGCGTGGCGCGCATGCAGGAAGCGCTCGAAGTCCTGGATGCCCGTGCCGGTGGCGCGCAGCTCGGCCAGCAGGGGCTTGACCTCGTCGTTCAGGAAGTCCTGCGTGCGCTTGGCCAGACGCTTGTGGTACAGCTCCTCTCCCAGGTAGGCGTCGTTCAGATCGTTGACCGTGCCGCCCAGCGCGGCGATGTGGTCGCGGATCCGCTTGAGGTCGATGAACTTGTCCTGCAGCTCGTAGATCAGCTTGTCGAGCGCCTCGGGGCTGGTCAGCTCCATCGCGCGCGCCTTCAGGCGTTGCCAGCGATTGGCCGGCGGCGTGGACGGCGGCGGGGTGTCGCCCAGGGTGGAGCGGGAGAACATGGCGTTGCCATCTTCCCTGCCGGGCGCCATACTATCTCGGCTTCCCGCTCCCGCAGTGCCGCCTCTATTCGTAGAGTCACCGCGCGTAGCCCGACCCAGTGATGGGACGGTGTCACCGGGGGCCACGGGCCCAGCTCCCATTCCGTCGCGGGAGAGCGAAGCGGCGGTTTGCGTAGGCGCAGCGGTGGCATACCCCGCCGGGCGCGCATCTGGCCCAATCTCGAATGCCGTGACGACCCACGCGTTTGCACCGTGGGTCTTCACCAAAGCCACTCGATAGCCGTCGTGCTCGAACGTGGCAGAAACTGAACGGCCAACCTGGCGTCGTTTGGTCTCACCGCCAGCGGCGATCGCTCGGACCATCTCGCTGAGCACGCCGATCGCCTCTTTCTCGGTCAACCCGTCTTTGCGCATGCGAGCTTCGACGATGTGAGAGAGGCCCTTTGCGCCCTTGGTGCGGCCGTCCGACTTGACCGTACCCTCGTCTCCCCAGACGAAGTCCACCCAGCCAAGTCCGTTTCTGAACATGGCTCGATGCACGGTGGTCCTGCCCATGACCGCCTGCGCAAGCGCCTTCAGCCCGCGATCCATGTTGGCCGTCGCGCTCTTCATTGCCGAGCGGGAGAACGCCATACCATCGCCGCGCCGCAGCACCAGCATCTGGTCCGGCGTGTACCCTTCGAGCCCGCGCACGCTCAGCACCTCGATGGCCTGCTCGTCCATCTCCGCGGCCACGAACACGCGATCGCCCGCAGCAAGCGCCCGCTGCGCTTCCTCCCTGGACCCCGCGGGCAGGCCGAACTCCTCGAGCAGCGCCTCGGTATCCTCGTCGATCTCGGCGTGCACCTGCTCGCCGCGCGACATCGACACCTCGCCGGCCGCCGGCCTGGCACCGCCACGCTGCACCCACTGGCGCGCCGGCAGGATGAAGCTGCGGATGATCTCGTCGTCCGTCATGCGCAGGTCCAGCCCCAGTCCGCGCAGCCAGGTGCGGATCGCCGCCACCGCGCGGCGCACGAAGCCCAGCTGCGGGTTGGTCTGCGCCATGACGGACAGCACCTCCTCGGCCGCCACGCGCCGGCCCGCCGTGGTGTCGGGCAGCCCGTACTCCTGCCGTTTGGCCATCACCTCCGTGCGGCGCACCAGGCCGATCTGATCGAGTATCCCGGCCAGGCGGTCACCGAACAGGCCGCGCAGGCCGTAGTGGCCCAGCGCTTCATGCGACAGCACCCGGACGACGTCGGCGGGCGTGGCGAGCTGGCCAGCCACCAGGTAGACCTTGCCGCCGTAGAAGAACCCTTCCGGCTCGCCGGTGGCGCCGCGCGAGCGCTGCTCGGCGTCCGCGTCGCGGACCGCCTGGGGAATCTTCTGGTCGGCCATGTCGGCAACGACAACGACCTCGGGGCCGTTCGCCCAGGCCTTGCGCACCGCGGCGGCGATGCTGGTGGCTGCCTCCACGGAAAGGCCCGGGCCGGCGCCGCGGCTCATCGCAGCGCGACGGTAGCCAGCGAGGTTCTTCTCGGTTAGAATCTTCCTCGTTCCCGGCTTGTTCTGCGTGGTACTGGGCAATTGGAGCCCAGCCTGCGCCAGGATGGTCGGGAATTTCTTTTGGTCCACGTACCGCGCCAGTCCGTCGCGCATCCACCGACCGAACGGCGGCTTCCCGCCGTCCTTGTCATAGGCGTTCACGAGAATGTGGACGCGCAGATCAGCCGCTCCGACGTCAACGTTCGGCTCGACGATCACGATGACAGGTGCCCCGCCGACCGTCTCCGGTGCGATGAACGTCAGCCGCCTGGAGACGGTATCGGATTCGAACACCGCGGCCGGATCTTCAATCCACTGCGGGATCTTCTTCCAGGCCTCGGCGGTCATGCGCGGATGATTATCTCGCCCGTCCAGAACCTTGCTCTCGGCGAGGTGCACGGGGCCGCCGCCAAGCCCGAGCATGTCTAGCATGTCCGAGCGATCGAGCACCTTCGCTCCAACTCGGGCCGCTTTCTCCCCGGCGAACAGCGCGTCGATCCTCGCCTCGTAGGCCTTGCGCGTTTCCTCGGAGCGACTGAACATCGCCACGCCGGTGTCGGTCTCGCGGGTCTGGATCGTGGCGAACAGGGCATCGAACGCGGCATTGATCTCCTTACGTTCCGCGCCGGCCGGGAACGGGCGCTTCCAGCCCCACGGCGTCGGCACGACCACGTTCTCCGGCCCGTAGGTCAGGAAGTCGCTCTCGCCGCCCTGCTCCGCGATCTTGTCCAAGACGTAGGACTGGAAAGCACGCGCCGCCATCTCGTGCGGCGTCGACCAGTAGTCCGACGCACGGCCCTGGTCGATGCTCTTGGCCGCCATCGCGTACTCGGTCGGCACCTTGCGGGACTTCACCTCGGCGGACTGCGCGTCAGCCAGCATCTTCAAGCGCTGGCTGTAGTTGCCCATCTCCTGCCGCAGTCGGTCGAGCACGCCTGACTGGTTGGTGGAATCGAACCCACCCCGGCCGCGCACGTCCTTGAGTATCGCGCTGATGCGCTCGAGCGCGTCGTTCGACCAGCGCATCGAACCGAGTGTCTTGCGGGTCGTCGCCGACCTCACCGGGACCAGCGTGGTCTCCAGCATCTCGCCGTCGACGATCTTGCGGGAGATCTCATCGAACGCGGCCAGTTGCTCGGCACTTGCCGGAGCGTTCTTGCGCTTCCAGTAGCGCGGGTCTTTTTGCTCGGCAAGGTCCTGGCGGATGGAGACCAGTCGCGTCTGCACATCCTTGCGGGCGTTGGCAACGAACCTGTCGGCCCTCTGCGTGTCCTCGACGAACTGCTCGGCCTTGCGGTACATCGTCTCGATGACTGCCTTGTAGGCGTCGCGCACCTCTTGGCGGACCGCCGACTTGTAGCCGAAGCCGTGACTCGCCATCGCCTGCTCGGTGCCCTGCGTCGGAAACACGTCGTCGCCGCGCTTGTTCTTCACGCGCGCGGACTTCGCCTTGCCATCCTGCCGAGCGAAGTAGTGATCGACGGCATGAAGCCACTCGTGGGCCAGCGACCCGGCGCCGTGCATCTTCGTGAGGTTGATGACGGCATAGTCGGGCTCGTAGTGCGCTCGGGCGCCGGAGAGACCGTTGCCGCGCGCGCCGAACGCGAGCGCCAGCTCGCCGTCCAGGCCGATTGCCTTGGGCGGGATGCCGAGCACTTCGGCCAGGTCCATCAGACCGTCATAGGCGTGGTTCATCACCTCCTGGCGCTCGGCCTGGTTGTTCCAGTTGCCGAACTCCACGCCCCGGAACCCGAATGCCCTCTGGAAGTCCTCACCGACGGAATCGGCCGTGCGCCGAGGGGGGCCCTTCCGCATGACCGTCTCTGGCGTCGGCAGGATTTCCTCGCCGAAGCTCGTCTTGGTCTCGATGATCTCGACCGCGTGCTCGATCATGTATCGCAGCGCGTCCTCGCGCGTGACGAACTGCTGATCGACCACCTTCACCCGCTTGCGGTCGGTGACGTCGCGGACGATCTCGTAGACCGTCGACTCACCCTGCTTGGTGCTGGCCGGCACGGCGCGATGGTTGCGAGCCACCTCGGCGAGCGGGATCGCGGCTTCGGCTTCTTCCTTCGTCGCGTAGCTGTCGCGGCCGACCTGCTTGGCCTGGCCCAGCCGGTCCTTCACGCGCTCGTCGTGGATCGTCCAGCGGCCGACCTCGGACAGCCGGCTGCTCGCCGCGATCTGGCTCACCGAGTAGCGCTTGCGCCAGCCCGGTCGGTCGTCGGCCTGCTTGGTGCCCCGAGGGCCGGTCGGCGTCGACGTGTCCTTGCGTGCGCCGCCGATCTTCGACCCGAAGTCGGAAATGGGCGTGGCCTGCTTCCCCGCCGCGGCCTCGGCCTTCGGCGCTTCATCGGCCGGCGCGCGCTCCTCCGGCCCCTTCGTCAACGCCCGCTGATCCGGCGCCGTCGAGTGCCAGCGCGCATCGCGCGGCCCGCCGTCAGCAACCCACGCGTCACCGTCCTTGCGGACCGCCTCGACCTTCACGGACCACTTGCCGTCCTCGCCGGGGCGGAACTCCAGAACGCGATCGAATCCGCCGCCGTAGCTCGGGACGATGTTGCCGGGGGCGAAGTAGTCGGCGATGCGCTGGTCGGTGGCAGCGGGCTTGGTGCGCTTGGGCTTCGCGGCAGCGGCGGGCGCCACGGCGTCCAGTGCGGCCTCGAATTCCTCGATGGTCGATTCGCCGTTCTCGTAGGCCATGACTGCGGCATCGGCAGCGGTGCCGATTTCCTCGGCGCGCGCGAACGCTCGCTCCTGTCGCTGAGTCTCAGGGTCAGCCGCCTGGCGCTCCGCAAGCCTCCGTATGGCGCTCGGCCGCTGGGCCTCCGGCAGCCGACGCAATTCGAATCCGCCGACCGTCTCGCGGGCTTCGTGCGTGTCCGACAGATCGTGATCGCGCATGAACCGCTCGGCAGTGGCGCGAGACGCGAACGCCTTGCCGTTGGCCTGCCGGACGACGGGGTCGCCTTGCAGGCGCCGATTCTCCGCGTCGCGCTCCTGAGCCATCACCCATGCGTTGTAGTCCTGCGGCAGCCCGGACGCAGGAGCGCCGCCGGCTTCGACGAACTTCACGTAGGCCGCAGCCTGGTCGTCCATCGGCAAGGTGCTGAACGCATCGGCAGACCGGGCACCGGCAGCACGGTACAGGGCGGCGCTTGCGCCGTTGTCGGCAATCTGTTTGCGCACCTGCGTCGGATAGGTCCGGTAGTCGCGCTCAAGCTGCGTGGGATCGACCGGCGCAGCGGCTTCGGTGGCCGGCGCCTCAGCAAGCTCCATCTGCCCACGCGCCGCAGCCTGATCAGCCGGGCGGTCGGACCCCGACAGGACGAAGTCATCCGCCGGTGGAGCGGAGGCGCGCCGGTCCTGCTCGGCCTGCTGGTCTGCTTGTGTCTGCTCGAGTTCCGCGTCGCGCTGCGCGAGCTCGTCGAGCGTGTAGGACGTCAGCCCGAAGGCGTCGTCTTGCCCGTCCGCGGGTCGGTCGCTTCGTTCGCCTTGAGGTTGGCCCGTGTTGCCTGCAGGTTCGCGCTGGCCTGGGGCGTCACCTTGCCCTGCAGCGCCTGCTTCATCCACGCCTGCCCGGCCGGCGTTCTGAACAGCGTCCGCGCCGCCTTCTCGTCTTTGTCCACCGAAGACCTCCTCGATCACCTGGCCGCGCGTGCGCCGCGGCACCTCGCCGAACATGTCGGCCGATTCCTTCGTCGCCTCACTGTACGCCAGGTCGGCCAGCGAACGCAGCGCCTCGGCCATCCGCTTCGCGGAGCGCGCGTTGGCCGCGAGCGTCTCCGCGATCGGCCGCACCTCGGGCGCCAGGGTGATGTCCGGCGTCTGCGCGAACTTCGCCAGGCTGACCCCGTTGCGCGCGGCGTTCACCGCCATGTTGGCCGCGTCGATCACCAGGGACCGGACGTCCAGGTCGCCCATGCCCTCGAGCCTCGCCATCGCGCCGGCGGCCTGCGCCATCGCCGACAGCACGTTACGCGCGTCCGGGTCGGTCGCCTGTGCGTAGAGCTCCACCAGCCGCTCGTCGCCGTAGGCCTTGGCGAAGGTAGCCGCCATCAGCCGGTCGATCGCCTGCCGGCCCGCCGCGCCGTCGCGGGTCATCAACTCGGACCGCTCGGCTTCGGGCATGCCCGCCACGAAGGCCTTGACCGCCGCCGGGGTCGGGTCGCCCGCCTCGGTGAAATCGAGCGCCTCCAGGTTCACCCGCGCCATGTCGGTGCGGGCCTGCTCGACCGGGTTAAGCCGCGCCGCGCCGGAGACGTTGGACCGATCCCCGATGTCCGGTGTCACGTCGTCCGCGCGCATGATGCGCACCAGCACCGGGTTCGACATGGCGTCGATGACCGCCGGGTCAATGCCGTGCAGCGCCGTGTCGGCGGCGATGCCCTGGGCGTAGCCGGCAGCGGTGCCGCGTCGAAACGCCTCCTGCAGCCCGGCCATCCGTCCGTTGCCGGCCACCGCGCGGATCAGGCCCGGCGTGTCGCTGTCCTCGTACAGGTCGTTGGGCGTGCCGTCGGCGGCGTTCGATGCCACCACCTCGTCGGCCTCGATGACCGCGTACTGGATCGCGTACTGCCGGCCCTGCGAATCGGTGATGGTGTCCTCTCGCCCAAGCTGCGCATCGACCAGGCGGGCCTCGTCGAAGTTGGAGAACACCACCGGCGCACCGGAGCCGAAGTCGCGCGAGAACGACAGGCGCCGCGGGTCCGGGTTGGCCGCGATCGACTGCATCTGCGTGACCGAAGCCACGCCGGAGCGATCGCGGTTCTGCAGGACTACTGGACGGGCGCCCCCTCCGTCTCCAGCCGGAGCAGCCAGACCTTGCGGTGCGGCGTCTCCACCTTCGGGTCGCGGAAGTCCAGTGTCGCCAGCAACGCCACCTCCTCCGGCGAAAGCACGCCCTGCCTGATCGCCTGCTCCACCAGGTCGGCCGTCACTTGGTTGAACTGCGGTTCCCAGGTCCGCTCTCGGTACACCCCCGACTCCAGTGCCAGCATCCCCTGCCCCTTGCTTGGGTCCAACATCCCTGCGCGCCACTTCGAGGCGGTCGCGCAGCATCCCGGCCACCGCGTCCGCGTTGGCCGCCGTTTCCTCGTCGCCGGCCTCGCGCGTCAGCGCGCGCCACTTCTGGTCTGAATCAATGACGAGGGGGTTGCGCAGCGAAACGTCCCGCGCCTCGACGTTCGGGCCGAACTTCGACGCGGTCTTCTCGTCGAGAGCGTAGTAGGCGGCGTCGCCCAGGATCGGCGTGCTGCCGCCGTTGTAGACGCTGCCCTTGTCTTTGCGGCCCGATCCGCGGAACACACGGCGGGCGTACGCCGGCGATACTCCCGATTCGCCCGAGGCCGGCGCCTCTCCCACCGGGGCTTCGGCTCCAGTGGGCGTGCTGCCAGCTTGCGGGCCCTGAGCCGGCGCCTGCAGGAACAGCGGCTCCACGCGCGCACCGCTGTTGGCCGGCGCCTTGTCCTGGTCGATGACGAAGCGCTGCGCCGCCTTCGTGTCCGGCGTCCCGCCGACGATCGGCTGCAGGGTCAGGATACCGCTGCGCCGGTTCTGCACTCGCCAGGGGTTGCCCTGCCCGTCGTAGACCGTCGAGCCAAGGGGCAGCTTCGCCTCGCGGGTGATCGGCGCAGGCTGCACCGCCGGCGCACCTGTCACCTCTGCTGGGGCGCTCGCCACCTCGGTTGTGGCCTCTGGCACCGCAGGTGCGGTCGCCTGCACCGCAGGTGCGGTATCCGGCACCGCAGGTGCGGCAGGTGCTACTGCGGCACGCTCTGCGTCACGTCCAGGTGGTACAGCCTCGCCACCCGTGCCAGCGGCAGGACCGGATCCGACCACGCCGGGCTCGGGTCGACCATCAACTCCCACTCCAGCGCCCATGCCTGCTGCATCGTCAGCAGCCCCGCTTCCATCGGCTCCTGGATCCATGGGTGGAACTGCGCCATCTCCGCCATCGGCATCCTCCTGGTCGAACTGCGCCAGCAGCGCATCGAACTCCGCGCGCTCCGGCTCGGACAGACCGCGAACCTGGGACAGCAGATCCAACTCGACCAGCCGCGCCTCGGGCGTCGCCGCCGTGCCGACCGTCACGCCGAGGCCGTCGGCCAAGCGCTGCGGCTCGCCCAGGTTCTCGCGCAGGAACGTGCGCTCGCGGCGCTCTTCGAGGTTCAGGTACTGCGGCTGCTCGCCGGGGACCACCAGCGAGGCGCCGTCCGGGCCGACTACGGTCTGCTCGGGCGTGCCGTTGGCCTTGCGCTCCAGCGCATCCAGGCGGGCCTGCGCGGTGGCCTGCACGGTCTCGGCCGATAGCGTGGGGCGGGCCGAGGGTTGGTCGGCGACTGGGGTGGCGGCAGGCTCGGCGGCCGGATCTGGGCCTTCGGCGGGCGGCTGCCGGCGGCTGCCGGCGTAGTCCAGCGCGCCTCCGATGGCGCCACCGGGCGCAGACAGCGTGCCCTCCAGCGTTGCTGATCCGACGACGCCGCGAAATGCCGGGGTCTCGAAGCCGGCTCGGTCGGTGGCGACGTTGGTGGCGTATCTCTCCTGGCCGCCCTGCGTTGCCTCCAGCGGCGCTTCCTTGACGACGCCCTTGGCCACGGACCCGACAGCGCTGCGGGCCACCGCCTGCTCGGCGGCTTTGCGGCCGAGGATCTGCGCCACTGAGCGCTCGAAGCCGGTTGCACTGGCCGCTGCGCCGAGAGCTGCGCCGCCTGCAATCAGACCGGGGTTCTCGGTGTAGCGCTGAGCGCGCTCGGCCACCGCCTGCGCCTCGTCTTGCGCAAGCCCCTCCTGCAGGGCGCGATCGCGCACCCCTTCGTAGATCGAGGACTTGACGACGCCCGCGCCCTGCGTTGCGCCAAGCGTTCCCATAGCCGCAAGACGAGCGCCCCAAGACGCCTCGCGCACGCCCGGGATCATGGACGCTGCGATCACCGGCGCCCCGGTGGCCAGCGCACCAAGGCTCATGCGAACAGGCGCGACGCCAGCGGCTCGCAGCGCCTGCCCGGCCTGCTCGAGGCCACCCTTGTCTTCGGCCTCGCGCATGATCTGCGAGACCTGGCGGTCTTCATACTGAGCAAGCGGGCTCTGCAGCCCCTTGACGGCGTCGTCTGCGGCGCCAAGGCCGCGAGAGACGACGTTGTCCGCGCCGGCCGCGTCCGAGATGAACTTGATGCCCTTGATGCCGCCGCTGACGACCTCGAGTGCTACGTCAGCCGCGCCACGCAGAGCGCTACGCTCGGGCCTGTCCGGGGCCGGCGCCGCGACGCCGAACTCTTCGAACAAGTCTCGGCCGCCTTGCTTGGCAGCCGGAGCCATCACAATGCCAGCTTCCTCGAACAGATCGCGCGCCATAGACACCCTCGCAAAGTCCGATCGAGGGTGCCATGCTTGCCACGCGGATCACGGGAGGTTCAGCCGGCGCCTGACCTCCGCTTCGGTGATGCCGTACTTCTTGGCGGTCGCGGCGATGTCTTCCGCCGTGATGTTGTCGGGCCTCTTCGGCGCAGCCCCAATTCGCCCGGTGATCGATCCGTCGTCATTGCGCCGCTGGCCGGCCGCTGGAATCGGGGGCTGAGCCGGCGGGTTCTGCGCTGCCGCTGCAGCTCTGCCGGCCGGCGTTTGCTGGCTCGGCGCGCTAGCCGCGCCAGGTGCGGTGATCCGCAGCGGCGCCGTCGGCTTGCCACTTGCGCCGACCTTCGTGATCGTGATGTTGCCGCTCTTGTCAGTCTGAACCACGGTGCCGCCGGCGCCGAACTGATCCGGCTTGTAGTCGGCCTTGCTGCCACCTTCTTGAACGGCAGCAAGCACGCCGTTGCGCACCGCGTTCAGCTCTGCCTCTGACGCGCCAGGGTTGCGCTCCTTGAAGAGCGCCACGGCAGCGTTTGCCTTCTCTTCATTCTCCTTGCGCGCTCGATCACGCTCAGAACGAGCGTCCGACGCAGCCGACCCGGCCCGCTTGTCCGCGTTCTCGGCCCGCCGATCCTGGTTCTCGCGCAGGCTGTTCTGGAATTCGTTCTGGCTCCAGTTGTAGACGGCCATCGGATCCTTGAACGTCGACAGCGCTGCGGTCAGCTGCCCGGTGTCCTTGATGACGGTGTCCGGCACCGGCCGGCCGTCAGCCGTCATGCGCCGGATCGTGATGGAGCCGGTCCTCTGGTCCGGCACCACATCGGTCACCCGCATGCCGTCGGGGACGTAGGCGTTGTAGAAGTCGCGCACCTTGGAGAAGTCGCCAGCGTTGAGCGCGGCCACCGTCTGGCCTAGCGCCTCGTTACGCTGCGCCGTCTCCAGCTGGATCTTGGCGAACGACTGCGCCTGGTAGTCCTTGATCGCCTGCCCAGCTTCGTCCGACTTGCCAGCCGCCAACAGGCGCGCAGCACGCATCTGACTGCCGTAGAGGTAGTCGTCCACCGTCATGGGGCGCTGTGTGCCATCCTTCTGCACCAGGCGCTGCTCCATGGCTTTTCCGATCTCGGCGTCGATTCCGCGCATCTGCTGGTCGTCGGCCTCCTTCTGTGCCGCGGTGCGCTCCTCGCGCTCGTTGCGCGACCTTTCCCAGGCGAACCGCTGGTCATCACGCTCGTCGCGCTCCAACTGCCGACGCATCTGCAGCCCAGCCACCGGATCGCGCGCGCCCAGGATGTCGGCAACCGACCGCATCCGCGCAGCGTTGACCTGAGACTCGTTCATCGTCCCGGCAGTGCGCTTGCCCAGGAAGTCGGTCACCGGCTGCATCGGGATGAAGCTCGCCTCGCCGCCGGCCTTTGGCGTCACGGTGTAGCCCCGGCGCGCCTCGTCGTAGCCGATGTCGCTCTGCCCGGACTCGCCGGCCTGGCGCAGCTGGTCCATGTGCTCCGTGGTGAACCCCTGCAAATCCTCTGGCTTCTCGGCGAACACCTTGCCCAGATCGCTGCGCAGCTTGCCCTTCTCGTAGGTGTCCAGCAGGTCGCTGGCGATGCGCTGCCCAGCAGCGAAATTGCGAGCGAAACTCATGCCGGCTCTCCTTGCACCTCGGCCATCTCGATGCCGAGCATCGCGTAGTCGACGCTAGCAAAGCCCAGATCGTCGTACACCACCGCCGCCGGGAAGCGCGACTCCACCTCGTCGGCCATCACGCCACGGAAGCGCCGCTGCGGCGCCCCGACGTAGGCGAACTCGTACAGGTTCAGACCGGTGCGCTCGTCCTTCCCGACTAGGGCAATGTTCGCTTTGAGGCGACGGTCGGACGGCTTGCCGAGCCACGCTGCGCCTAGTTGTGCGCCAGCACCAAGCAGGGACGCAAATGGGTCACTCTCAGCGGCGAGCCTGTCCTGGCCGAGCTTGTACTGCGCCTGCGCACCGTACATGTTCGTGGCGTTGGAGCCCATTTGGCCGGCAACGCCTGCAGCCTGGCCAAACCCGGCGTTCATCCCGGCCAGCCCGCTGTTGGCGAGGTTCAGGCCCATGCCGCCGTAGCCCGCGCCGGCGCCCGTGGCCTGCATGCTCATCGAGGGGTAGCCCGCCAGCGCGTTGGTCGCACGGTCGGTGAGCGCGAAGCCCTCCTGGCGCGCGGCGGTGCGCGCCGTGTTGGCCGCACCCGCCCGGGCCAGCGCCTCGTCGGTCATTGAGCGCGTCGACATCGCAGCGAAAGCCCCGCTGGCGGGATTCACGCCGCGCCTGGCAAGGTCGCGCGCCTGCGCTTCTCGAGCCACGCCGAACGCCTGCGAGACGTCGGCAGTCGCCTGCCCGGCCAACTGGTCGCGCCGGTCCTCGGTGTTGAAGCTGCGCGCGTCCTCGGTCAAGCGGTCCTGAAGCCCGCTCAGAACGCCACGGCGGGCCAGGGTGTAGTCCCGGTCCGCCTGCGCCTGAGTGTAGGCCGTGCGCGCCGCGTCAAGACCGAACTGCATCTGCTCACGCTGCAGCGGCATCATCTCCTCGGACGTGGCGACGATGCGCTGGATGACGTCGTCCTGGACGCCCATCGAGCGGATCTGCGCCTCGACCAGGCGCGGGTCGGGCGCCGGGGTGCTGCTGCCCTTGCTGCCCTCGTAGGTCAGGCGTTGGCCGAAGCGACCCGGGCGGCCGGCAAAGGCGCGCTCTGGCAGAAGATCGAACTCAGTGCTGTGGAACCTGGACATACCTGCAATCCTCCCGGCGCATCACGTAGATGATGACGTCGCCTCCGTCGGGCGCCGCACCGCGCAGCCGCGCCTCTTCCTTGAAACCCAGGTGCTCGTCAAAGCCGCGGGCCTGCCAGTTGCTCTCGTTCACGTAGCCGCTGATCCGCTCGACGCCGCACACCAGGAACGGATAGGCAAAGCACGCCCGCAGGTACTCGCGCCGCATCCACCGGGCACCAGGCACCGCCGCCACGTGCATCCAGACGTTGTGCGGGTTGAACCCTTCGTACAGCACGCCGGCGACCAGCTGCCCGCGCTCCTCCCATCCGATGGCCTGCATGTCGTCGCAGCGATGCAGGCCCGGAATCCGGCCCTTCATGAAGGCGTGCACCGCATCGAGGTCGTAGACCAGCATGGCAACCAGCGTGCCATGCTTGCCACGCGCCTCACCCGCACAGGTAGATGCAGGCGATCAGTCGGGCCATGCCACGGCCTCGACAGCTTGGTGATCGGCGGCCGCGTGGATCTGCGCGCGCAGCTCCCGGGCCGTTGCGTGCTGCGCGGCAACGTGAGCGCCGAGAGCCACTCCGACAGCGAGCATGTCCACGGCCGATAGGCTACGCACGGTGTTGTCGGCAAGGGTCCAGTCGATCTGAAACCCAGGGTCCAGTTGCGCGAGCTGTGCAGCACCCATGATGCGAGACTGGCTCATCGCGTCCGAGTCGAAGATCGAGCCATCCCAAGTGAACCCGCCGAACTCCTTGGCGTCTCGGGTAGCACGTACTTCGGCCCACTTCTGAGCCTTCATCTCGCCCAGGGTGCGCGCATCCACCCACGCCCGCCGCTCCCAGTCGTAGGTGGCGTGCCTGGATGGGCGCAGATCCGAAGCCAGCTCGAGCTGACCATCGACGAGGCGGAAGGGTATGCCGGCGTCCATGCAGTCGAACACCGCATGGACCAGCTCGTCCGGGATGACGTTGGCCCCCGGTACCGGCGCGTCGCTGCGGATGACCGTCCGGTCGCCGCCGTTCTGGATGAGGTAGTAGTCCATGTCAGAACACCGCAATTTTCAGAACTGGAACTGGTCCCACGTACGCCGCGCCGGTCGCCTTGTTCCAGATATGCAGCCGGAACGTAACCGAGGTGGCCGTGTTGTCGATCCACGTTAGGACCGGCATCAGGTCGTCAAGCCCGGTGTAGATCGCCCAGGACCACAGGGGGGTGCCGATGCCGGAGGTCGAGAACGTGATGTCGACGAACCCTTGCGCGTTCGTGCTGAGCGAGTCGCTGTAGTAGAAGCCCGAGTAGGCAACGACCACTTTGTTGAAGTTGCCTGTCCCAGCGCTGAGCGAACCGGTGACCAGCAGGTTTCCGTCGATCGTGACCCCTGGGTTCACCCAGGCCGATCCTGACCAGTAGCCGGTCACAGAAGCTGGAGTTTGGGACGAGCTGTACCCCAGCAAACCGGCGCTCCCGGCGAAGCCTCCGGCCGCGAACCGAACCCCGCCGTAGGCCGCGGCCTGGATGGTGTTGCTTGCGCCGGTGAAGCCGCTGCGGGACACCCAGGTTGCACCATCCGGGCTGGTCTGGAGATTGCCCGTGGACCCGCCGACGACGAAGGTGCGGTTGCCGAAGATGCAGGCGTAAAAGGTCATCGAGCCGAGGGACGTGGGCGCGGCCCAGGCGCCCGTGGGTGTGTCCGACACCGACACCTTGCCCGCGGCGCCAACGGCCACGAACCGGCCCTCCCCGAACGCCACCGCGTGATATGCGTCCGTGTTGTTGCTGGTGCGCAGCGTCCACGCGGCGCCGTCAGCCGACGTGTAGATTCGCCCTGCAGCGCCGACGGCCACGAACAGTCCGTTGCCGAACGCCACAGCGTTGATTGCGCCGGCGAACGGCGTGGTGGTTGCCTCCCAGTCCTTGCCGTTGCGGGACACCTGGCACTTCGTGCCGCCGACAGCGACCCAGACCTCATTGCCGCAGGCGATCCCTGTGATGGCCGTCCCCCCACCGTCGAAGGTCGAGGTCGCCGTCCACGTGATGCCGTCGGTGCTCCAGGCCCGCTTCCCAGAATCCCCGCCGATGACGAACAGTCCGTAGGCGAAGCACGCCGCGTTGATCGCTGTCGTGCCGAAGCCGCTGGTACGCGCAATCCAGATGCTCCCGTTAGCCGACGTCGAGAGCTTGCCGGAAGTCCCCGCGGCCACGTAGACACCCAACCCGTAGGTCATGGCGCGAATCGCGTCGGCCGTGAACCCCGTTGGCGTGCCGATCAACCACGTGTCCCCGCCTGCAATTGAGCTCAGCGTGACCGTATCGCCGATCTGCAGGTTGCTGGTAAGGGCCGGTACACCGAGCGCCGTACAGATGGTTGACGTAGCCGCTGAGTCGGCCGATACCGCACCTGCCTCGTTGAGGTTGCTGGTACTCCAGCGCGCCTTGCCGCCGACGCGCGTCGGGTAGGCGATCAGACCACTGACCATCGCCGACATCGCCAACGAGCCTCGCGCGCCGGCCGCGCCTGCCGTTCCGTTGCTCCCGTCCTGGGCGAGGATGCGCGGCTCCGACCATTCGCCCGACGAGATTGTGTCCGTCGCAGAGCTGCTGGCGGCGGTCGCCTGGATGACCCAGCGGTACGGGCCACCGGTCGTCGTCAGCTCGCGCGCCCAGCCGTTGTTGAACCCGGTGACGAACCCCGTCGCGAACGTGTAGGTCGTCGTCGCCGAGGGGAGCGCAGGGGGCGTATCGGTCGCGGTGCGCTGGTACAGGTAGACGGTCGCGGAGTTCAGGCCGCTGGGCCCGGTATCGCCGACGGCGCCGTTCTGCGCCAGGATGGTCGGATTCGTCCACTCCGCCGCCGCGATGCTGTCGGTGTCGCTACTGGACGATGCCACCGCAGTGGACACCCAGACCGGGTCGGTGCCTGCCGGGACGGTTGCCGTCCAGCTGTTGTTCAACCCGCTGATGGACCGCGTCGAGAACGTGTACGTCGAGGCGACGGAGGGCTTGCTTGGTGCAGAGGCCGCGCGCCGGTAGATGAAGACGACGGCGTTGTTGGTGCCTGACGTGCCGGCCTTGGCCTTCGTGATCGTGAATACCTTGCTGATCGGCGAGTAGCCGGCCTTGCTCGCGGTCTTGGTGACGGTCCCGGAGTCCACCGTGAGCCCGCTGACCACGATGTCTGGCGTGGCACTGCCAGAAGACAGCGCTACCCCGGGAGACGCAGAGGTCGTGAAGGTCCAGTTGGCCGTGTCGTCGACCGTGCCGACGTAGACCCGCATGGAGCTGGTCGCACCGGTCAATACGGGGCTGCTGCCGTCGGCATTGGCCGGCACCGTGACATGCTCGTTGGTCAGCAGCGCCGAAACCGCGTCGGTGCCGTCGCGCAGCTTCACCAGGGTCACCGTGTCGGTGTAGGTGTCGGCGCCATCCACTTTCGTGATCGTGAACACCGCCGCGTCGGCCGTCAGGTCGGCGACGTTGATCGTAGCCGTGTTGGCCGTGCCGGCCGCCGGTAGCGTGCCGCCGTAGCCCGAGGACGAGGACCAGTCCACGTAGCCCGACAGGCCCGAGGAGAGCACCGCGGTCAGGGTGATCGTGGCATTCACCGGCGAGCCGGTCGCGTCGATCTTGAAATACTGCGAGGAGTAGTCGAGCTTGATGCCGCCCATCGACGCGAGCTCGTCGAGCGTCGGGCCGGTGGCGTTGATCCGCACCAGTCCGTTGAGGTAGATCGCGCCGTCGGTCGTGTCCACGCCGAAAGGCGCCACGGGTGTATAGAGCGCCCAATTCCCGGTGCCGGTACCAGTCGATCGGTAGGACAGGCGGTTCTCGGTGTCGTACCACGTCTCGCCTACGGCGATGGCCCAAGGGGCGGTGCCCTGCGCGTAGTCGTAGGTAGGCACCAAGGCGAACGTGTCCGCCTGCACGATGAAGGCCGACTCAGTGTTCCCATCCGGATCTTCCGAGGCCGACAGGCCGACCCCTGCGACCGCGCGCCCGGCGTTGATCTTGACCATGTACTCGCCGGAAAGCCCCTCCACCCGGTCGGCTACGGCGATCAGCGACTCCTCGATGGTCACACCACCGACATCATCCAAGCGGGCCTGCACCTGGTTCACCAGCCCCGCGGTAGCGCGGGCTTCAGTGGCAGCTGCGAACGCCAACTCGCGCACCCCGGAAGACGAGCCCTGGACGGCGGCCGTGGTCTCCTCGACCTTGTAGGCAAGGCTCTGCGTCTCGCTCTGGAACTTGTGCTCCAGTCGCTGGATGTCGGCGCCGCGCCGCTTTGCCTCCAGAGAGATTTCGTTGAGCAGGATGCGCCGCACCTCCTCGGGCAGGGCGTCAAACCGGCTCAGGTCATCCAGGCGCTTCACGAGGCTCTGGAACAGTCGGGAGTTGTAGATGGCCGCTGAGAACGCCTCGGCGTCCGTCAAGTACGTCGTCCCGCCTGGGCCGCCCACAAGAAACGGGGGGCCGCCAGCCGGGCCGAGCCGCCCGGACGCAAGCCGACGCGGATCAACGCCGAGGGCCTCCAGGTCGCGCCAGGTGACGACGCGCTCTGCAGGATTGCCGCGACTGCCCTCTCGGACCTCAAGGCGTTCATTGACTGCGCTGACCCAGCTTCGCAGCGCGGGGTCTTGGGGATTGACCGGCGGGAGCGCCGGCAGCCGCGCCCTGCCGGTGTCTCGACCTCGACTCATAGGGCCTGCAGCTCCTCAGTGTTCCCGGCCATGACCAAGCGCGTTACGCGAGCCTTGGACGCGATGTGCACCTCGTGCTCGAGCCACCTGCCGGCAGGCAGCCTTTGGGGCGACGTGTCGGCCACCGTTGCCGTGTGCCGCAGCACGCCCTCGCCATACCATTGCACCGTCACCGGGGCCTCGGGCGTCTGGTCGCCGTACACCTTGAGCCATGCCATCGGCACGTGGCGCTCGAAGGTCATCTTGCCCGTCTGGTACTCGCCAGTGCGTCTGGTGGCGGCAGTCGCGACCGAGTGGATCGTGCCGCTGTGCGCGACGTAGAGCGTGTCGGTCAGCAGGTCGCTGTGGGTAGCGGTCGCGATGAGATCGATGCGCCCGAGCTTGCGAGCCGTCAGGTCGAAGGTCAGGCAACCGCCACCGGATCCCGCGTAGAAGAGGTAGTAGATCCCCTCATGTTGAGCCGCCACCATGGTCGATGGCGTGAGCTTCTGCCAGTCTTCCCGGGTGAACAGCCCGGTGGAGACAAGCTCCACGCCGTTGGGTGTGGCCACGCACAGGCCGTCAGGAGAGGCGTACAGCACCCCGCCCTGGACGGTGGCGATCGAGCGGCGAGACGCGCAGGACTGAGGGCTGTCGAGCTTGACCGCGCTCATGGAGGCCGAGTCCGCGCCGCTGATGAAGTACGGGTTGCCTGTGGTACCCACGAAGAGCGTCTGTCCGAATACCCCAAGACCCACCACCGGGTGCTCAAGCGCCACCCAGTACTCCGCCGGCCAGGCGTAGGGCACATAGGGCTCGCAGAAAGCCACCGTCGACCCGAAGAACCCAGCCATGATGCCGTTGGGCATGCCCACCAGGCCGCCGAGTTTGGCCGGGGGCTGAAGCCAAGCTCCAGACGGACACGGCTCGCCGAGGGCGGCCCCCGCGACCGAGTCGGTGTAGGTCAGGCCCGTGACAGCCCCCTCGGCCACGAACAGGAACGCGCTGCTCGTGGAGCCTGTGGCGCTGCGGTAGAGCCGCCACTTCGCGACATTCCGCCCGCTCGGTGCAGCGGCCATAGTCACGCCGACAGTGTCGTTCTGGTCCACCTCGAGCATGGTGCTCACGGGGCTCATCGCCGACTCCTCGCCCCAGTCAGTCACGTAGGTGTAGACGTAAAAGCGAGCCTCGATAACCGGACTGACCGCCACCTCAGCATGCCGACCAGCAACCGCCACCGAGTAGTGACCCACGACGTTGCGCGCGAGCGTGGCCAGACTGTCCCCGAGGATCGCGTAGTGCGCGGTGAGCGTGTCGGTGGCGACGCGTAGGTCGTCGACAGCTCGGGCGAACGCCACGGAGGTGCTGGAGCCCGTCAGTCCAAGCGCGAGCCTGCGCAGGTTCTCCGCGGCAAAGAACGCCTCGAGCTGAACCAGGGCTTCGTCGAGCCACTGAACCACCAGCGGTGCGTAGTAGCTGCGGCTCTCAGCACTCGGGCGCCGGTTGACGAGATCATTTAGTTCACCGAGCGCCTTGTCTCGGAACTCCTCGCGATCTAGGTACGGCACGCCATCGACGCCCGTCTTCACAGCTGCGTAGAGCGCAGTGCGGATCTTGCCGATGCCCTCGGAGCGGCTGAATGAACCCGCGGGGATGTTGGGCTCCCACCACCCGAGCGGCGTGCCAGCCGTGTCGTAGTTGGCAACCCAGGCTGCCGGGTCGTCCTCGGCGTTGATGTTGGTCGGCGTCCCGTAGGCGGTGTTTGCCACCACGATGTAGAGCAGATCCATCACCCGGGCCGTGACCGCGCCCTCCTCCCCGCTGCTCGCGTTCCCACCAAGCTGCCAGAGCGCCCGCTGGTACACGTCGCCAGCAAAGAACGCCGCCGTCATGGTGCCGTCTCGCACCGTGCGCATCACGCCGTCGACCTTCCAGGCTGCCCGCCAGATGCTCTCGAGCATCGCGGCCTGGGGCTCCTGTGTGGCGTCGAGGTAGCGGTGAGCCTCGTCAGCCGCGAACGCGGCCTCCGTCGGCGTGAGCAGTTTCTCGCCAGGGCGCACCGGGTCGTCGACAGCCTCAAGCGCGGTGGCAAGCGCTGCCTCGTTGACGGCGCGGCCCACGGCCAGCGAGTTGACCTCGATCTGCCAGAACTGCAAGCCTGAATAAGTGACCTCGACGCCGTTCAGCAAGGGGTCCAGCAAGAACTCGTAGCCTACGGGGAGCGCGCCGGCGGTCATCGGCGTCAGCAGGAGGGTATTGGTCTGGTCGGTCGGGTGCGGCAGCCAACCGTATGAGGTGCTCGTTGGCGGGTCGAGTGCAATGCCCCCCAGCATCGGGTAGGTCAGCTGCGCCCGGATGGTGCTCTCGATCAGACTGGCCGCCTGGGTAGCGGCCTCGGGGAGTTCAGAGATCCGCAGCTCGTCGACCACGTTGTGCACGAGTGCAGGGGCAGTGGCGGGGGGAGGGACTCCGAGCTGCCGGTCGGCACCGTCCTTGTCGAACACTCGCGGCGGCGCAGACCCGTCGTTGAAGGTCAGGTAGGTGCGCTCGGTGTCGTCGTCAGCGATCTGACCCTTGACGTAGTTGATGTCCGAGGCGGACACCTTCCACGTGCCGGTGTTCATGCGGTAGATGCTCTTGGCCCCCGCGGCCGCCACCGCGGTGTTCGTGTCCTGGGCCAGCGGGCGGAACTCGTTGGTCGCCAGCAGCAGGTTCTTGTTGGTCCTGGCCGCGTTCGCCGGGAGCGCGCGGGCCGAGGCAGACGGCATCTCCCCGCCGAAGTTGCGAAGGTCAATCATTGCCATGGGGGCTCTCCTGAGCGGCTTCGTAGGCCGTGCGCGCATAGCCCTGCAATCCGATCACCTGGGCCGCAAGACCTCCAGCTGCTGCGCCCATCTGCTCAAGCTCTCCTGCACACGCTGCGAGAAGCTCTCCGGCGGCGGCGGCACGGTCATCAGTCGCGGGTCCGGCGGCGGCAACCTGGGACTGCTCACGAGCACCGAGGGCGGCGGTGGCGATGGCTGCGCGCAGCCGTAGCTGAGCACGGCCAGCAGCAGACTCAGCGTCGCGCAGGCGATCGAGCGTGACTGTGTGGGCATCGGCGGACTCCTGCAGACGGATGGCGAGGTCGCGCTCGGCGGCCTCCTTGTCGCGCTGGGCGCGCTGGACGGCCTCGGCGTGGGCGAGCCGCTCGGCGTCCCACTGGGCCTGGATGCGGGCCTCGCCGGACTTGACGCCGGCGCGGTGGACGCCGAACCCGCCGACCGCCAGGGCGACGACGAGGGCAATGATGCCGAGGGACTGGAGGGTCATCCCTGTGCCCCCATGCACTGGCGGTACTCGTCGGCGCGGCGCTTGGTCAGCCCGGGCAGGACTCGGCCCTGGAACTTGTCCCAGCGCAGCAGCTCGGCGCACGCGCCCGCGTAGTCGCCGGCCTTGAGCTTGCGCACCAGCGTCGAGCGGCAGGCTGCCGTGGTGCCGACGTTGTAGGCCCAGGACACGATCGCATCCCACTCGTGCTGGTGGAGCGGCACGTCGCCGATGCACACCTTGAGCTCGCGCTCCTTGCGCTCGACGTGCTCACCCAGGCGGATCAGGGCGCGCACCGGGTCGGTCCGGTCACCCATCTGGACGCCGGTCGCATCACCGAACCCGATCGTCGGCCGGTCGCCGGCCACGGGGATGTAGGCCCGGTCGCGGTAGCCCTCATGCACGGCGATGCCCACGAGCGCGGAGGCGCTCAGCGCCAGCCCAGCGACCGCGAGCCTCGGGTGCCTCACTTCTTGCCCCGCCCGCTGACGTCGCCCCAGATCGCGTAGAGCTTGTGCCCGATCATCATCACCGTGTAGATCAGCGTCGCCCAGAGCAGGATCTCGCTGACCTGATAGCCCGCCACCGTGGCAAGGCTGACGGTCACGGGCGGGGTCGCCTTGGCGACGATGGCGGCGCCCGACTCGACGGCGGCTTGGCTGCTGGTGCTCATGCTTCGACTTCCTCCTGCGAGCGCTCGTAGTGCGCCAGGTTGCGGGCGATCCTTTCGTCACCCGGGGCCAGCGCGGCGGCCTGGCGGCCATGCACGCGGGCTTGATCGGTCAGGCCCAGGTGCCACGCCGAGATCGCCGCCAGATCGTGCGGAAGCGCACCCCAGACGGCCGGGTCCATCGTGTAGACCAACGCCTTGTCGGTGATCGCCAGCGCGCTCGTGGCCGCCCCGTAGCACTCGGCCCACAGGGAGCGCCGGTAGCAGGCCATCGCCAGATCGCACCAGGGCTCTCGCGTGCCGGGCGCCTCGGCGGTCGCGCGGCGGTACCAGCGCATGGCTTCCTGCGCGTGGCCCAGCTCGTCGTGGGCCTTGCCCAGCAGGCGCATCGCGTAGCACCGCTCGTTGGGCCAGTCGGCTTCGGGCATGGCGAGGTAGCGGCTGAGCGCCTCGATCGCGTCCAGCCACTTGGCGTAGAAGGTCAGCTCGCGCGCGTAGTAGAACCCGTTCCTCGGGCAGCGCGGGTCTTCGGTGACGGCGAGCTTGAGCAGATCCAGGTACTGGCCGCGGCTCTTGGTCGGGTCCGGCAGATGGCGCACCAGCAAGCGGTCCGTGTGCGCGTAGACCTCGGTGATGCGGCCGTCGGGCCTGGGGTACTCGTGGACCGGGTGGTGCCACCGGTAGCCGTGGCGGGCGTGGATCTTCTCGTAGGCAAAGCGAATGCCCTGCCCCCAGTCGAACCCGTAGCGCAGCCTGGTGGTCTTGCCCAGCTCCCACACACGCTCGATCTCTTCGCGCCAGCCGGGCTCGAGCACCTCGTCCAGGTCCAGGCTCACGCACACGTCGATGTCGCGTGGCACCAGGGCCAGCGCAGCGTTGCGCGCCAGGTCGAAGCGGAACGGGGTGATCGTGATGTCGTAGACCGCAGCGCCGAACGCCTCGGCAAGCTCGACGGTGGCGTCGGTCGATCCGGTGTCGGCGATCAGGACCAGGTCGGCGTCCTTGGCCGACGCGCAGAAGCGCTCGACGAACTGCTCCTCGTTCTTGCTGATGGCGTAGACGGCGATCCGCATCACGGCGTCTCCGGCCAGACAACGTCCCAAGGGAAGCCTCCCTGCTGCGGGATGTCGCGCAGCGCCTGACGGTAGGCAGCCCATGCGGCCTTCTGGCCGTTCGAGAGCGGCGCGTCGTCGACCTGAGTCCAGTCGGTGTCGCTCAGGCGCTGGGTGCGCTCGGCGCGGATCTGGTCTCCCTGCGCTTCGTCCCGCGCGGCGATCTCGTCGTCGGTAAGCGCGACGATCCACCACTGCTGCGTCCACTGCCCATCGATCAGGATCGGCGTGCCTTCCTCAAGGCGCTCGGTGCGCGGGTCGACATCGGGTCGCTCGGTGGGCGTGACCGGGAAGACGCCGTAGTCGGCCAGCGTGGAATCTGAGATTTCCGCCGGAAAGCTGGTCTGGGGGTTGTCACGACGCAGTTGCCAGACCGTGTACTTCTCGGGATTGCCGTTTGTAAGCCTGATATGCATTTGCCTGGCCCCGCTCAATACTCAAACTCAATGAAGCTCAATGGACTACCGATGTTCCTGCCCACCGAGAATGAGTATTGCGTTCCAGGAACGACGCTTATGTTTTCGTAGGTTGCCTCAGACGGCAGGTTTGATCCGAACCCACCAGGGAAGCTGTAAGCAAAGCCGAAGGCGCCTGAATATCCACCCGACGCGCTCAGGACGAACTGTTCCAAAGTGCCGCCGCTATTAACGATGGGTCTATTAACCGAATTTGGTGTTGGGACAGTCCCGGTGGTTGGGAAGCTGGGATCCGATGGAACAAATGTCCCAGTCCTTCTATACTGCCCGCTAGAGCTCCCCGACCTGGAAATTCTCCATGTCGATGTTGTATTGCACCAATAATAGATTTCTATCCTGACGCCGTTTACACCAGGGTTAATAAATTGACCATTCGGATCGGTTGTTATTGTATTTAGAAGATTTATTGCCTCAATTCCTCGGTTATACGGCACAGACCAATTCAAAGAACCACCGTGAACAGTTGCGATGCTGCAATTTAAGGAGTTGCTCACAGTGGCACCAAAGTTGTTTCTAACCTGCCACTCAGAACCTCCCGACCCCCCTCGTCCAGTCAGGCGAATGATGTTCGTGACCCCAGCTGGCGCAGTCCAAGAATAAGCCCCTGCGGAGGGGAAAGAGACTATCGTGGTAGGCGCAACAGATTTGGATGCCGTCAAGGCTTTTGCAGAAAGCATTACGCATCCCCCACGCGAGCGCCGTAGATCGTCGTGCCGACTTTCCAAAGCACGATGACGGTAAAGCCGGTTGTATTGAGCGTGGGCGCGACCCCTGCGTCGGTTTTCCACACCACTGCCAGCGTGGTCCAGGTGAGCGTGTAGGCGCTGCCATCATCGACCAGTAGCGTGATCGACTGACCGGCCGCCCAGTTGGCCTGCCCTGGCGTACGGTTCGCGCCGAGCGTCCAGGTCTGGATCGGCCCGTTGTTGGGGTCGAGGTTGACCGTGCTACCGTCGGTGATGGCGAACACCGTCTCGGTGTAGTTCCCCAGCGTCTTGGCGGTCAGCGTCTGCGTGTCGGTGGTGCCGACAACGGCGCCCGATGGCGATGCCTTGCTGGTCGTCCACGCAGATCCAGTCGAAACAGCCAGACCGGCAGCGGGGTAGACAGTCGGGCCTTGCGTTCCAGTTGGGCCCGTTGGCCCGAGTGCACCCGTCGCTCCAGTAGCCCCAGTTGGGCCGACGTTGCCTTGCGAGCCGGTGGGCCCAGTTGGGCCGACGTTGCCTTGCGAGCCGGTGTTGCCCGTCAGACCCTGGGGACCAGTTGGGCCCGTTGGTCCGGCTGAACCAGTTGACCCGGTGGTGCCGGTCAGACCCTGGGGGCCGGTGGGTCCGGTTGGACCGACGGATCCAGTGACCCCTTGAGCACCTTGCGCCCCTGTGGCACCGGTTGGTCCAGTCGGACCTTGAGCACCAGTTGCTCCAGCGACTCCGGTTGCGCCAACGGCACCCTGAGGACCAATCGGCCCGGTGGGCCCAACAGCACCAGCAGCACCCGTAGCGCCGGTGCTTCCTTGAGGGCCGGTCGGACCAGTAGGTCCGGCAACGCCCTGCACACCCTGGATGCCCTGCGCGCCGGTAGCACCGGTAGCACCGGTCTCTCCTTGGGGGCCAGTGGGTCCAGTTGGGCCGACAGCACCGGTGGCACCCGCTACACCAGCGACACCTTGGTCACCTTGAGCACCCTGCGGCCCCGTAGGGCCAGTCGGGCCGACATCGCCTTGGATACCCGTGGCACCGGCGGCACCGGTCTCGCCTTGAGGTCCAGTCGGGCCGGTCGGACCTTGAGCGCCTGCCTCGCCTTGTGCACCGGCATCACCATTCTCGCCTTGTGGCCCAGTCGGGCCGGTAGGCCCGATGGCACCTGTGGCACCTGTGGCACCTGCTTCGCCAGCGTCGCCCTGCGGCCCGGTAGGCCCGGTAGGCCCAACGTCGCCCTGGGCGCCGGTAGGCCCAGCAGCACCGGTCTCGCCTGCAGCACCAGGGTCACCTTGAGGCCCCGTCGGACCCGTCGGGCCGACATCGCCTTGTGCGCCCGTCGCACCGGTCTCGCCTTGCGGTCCGGTAGGGCCAACGTCCCCAGCGACACCCTGGTCGCCTTTTTCCCCTTGGGGTCCGGTCGGGCCGACTGCGCCGGCCTCTCCAGCAACACCTTGCTCGCCCGTGGCGCCCGTGGCGCCAGTAGGCCCGGTGGGTCCGGTCGCACCAGCTGCACCTACAGCACCGGTCTCACCTTGTGGGCCCGTGGGGCCGGTTGGGCCAACATCACCCTGAACGCCCGTGGCGCCCGCTTCACCCGCCTCACCTTGAGGCCCGGTAGGTCCAGTCGGTCCAACATCACCCTGAACGCCCGCGGCGCCCGCTTCACCTTGCGGCCCCGTCGGACCGACAGCGCCGGCTGCACCAGTCTCGCCAGCAGCACCCGTCGGCCCAGTCGGCCCCTGCACGCTGCCGACGTTCTCCCAGCTGTCGCCGTCCCAGACATACAGGCTGCCGCCAATCAGGTAGCCGTCACCGGCTGAGCCAGACCCCGGCAGCTCGGACGGATCGGTCAGCGTGCCGAGGATGTTCAGGCCGGCGCCGACGGGCCCGGTCGGGCCAGTGGGGCCAGGAACGGTCGATGCCGCGCCGGTCGGCCCGGTAGGGCCGACATCGCCTTGCGGACCAGTCGGGCCGACATCACCCTGAGCGCCTTGAGGCCCAGTCGGGCCAACAGCCCCCTGGACGCCCTGCTCACCCTGCGGGCCAACCTCACCCTGCGGGCCGGTAGGGCCAGCGACGCCTTGCACGCCCTGCTCGCCCTGGATGCCTTGCGCACCCTGCGGGCCGGTCGGACCGACCTCGCCCTGCACCCCCTGCGGACCGGTGGGGCCAACGACACCCTGCGGGCCGGTAGGGCCTTGCGCGCCGGTCGCGCCGACGCTGCCTTGCGGACCGGTGGGGCCGACGGGACCGGTCTCACCCTGAACACCCTGGTCGCCCTGCGGCCCGGTGGGTCCGGCGATGCCTTGGCTGCCCTGCGGTCCGGCAGGACCGGTCGGGCCGGGAACCGTGGACGGCTCGCCCTGCGCCCCGGTCGGACCAGTCGCACCCTGCGGGCCAGGGACGGTCGAGGCCGGACCGGTGGGACCAACCGGGCCGCGGGGACCAGCGATGCCGACCTCGAGCAGACGCTCGCCTTGCGGCTCGATCACTACCACCGTGTCAGTCACGGGTCACCTCCGGCACGAACTCCACCGCGCCCTCGACCAGGCGCGTCACCACACCGCCCGCGTCCTCGAGCTCCAGGTCGTAGACGCCTGTGCGCGCCGTGATCGCCGCCGTGACCGATGCGGGCAACTCCAGAGACACCTCACCCGCGGGCGCGTTCAGCGTCAGCCGGCCGTTCTCGGTCGTGGCCGACACGATCACCTCCGGGGCGCGCACCGAGCGCCGGATCTGCATGCGGGCCACGAAGCCCGTCAGGCTCACCGGGTCGCCGTCAGCCAGCCACCGAAACGTGCGCCGGTAGGTGGCCCCCTGCTGGATGGTCAGGTCGTACTGAGCGGTCACGGTTCAGGCCTTTGCGTCAGCCTGCGGAGGTGGCCAGAGCGGCCGTGCGGGCCGCGTTCGGGTTGCCGCGGGTGACCGGGGCCACAGCCAGGGTGCCGCGCAGCTCCACGCCAAGCGCGTTGGCGAACGCCGTGTAGTGGTTGACCGCGCGCTGCGCGTTGCCGGCGTACTCGCTGTCCTTGGTGTAGGCCCGGTACAGGATGAAGTCCTGCAGCGCGTTGCCGTAGATGTCCGGCACGCTGATGTTGCCGGTGACCGACGAGTAGGTGACACCGTCGGCCGGCTCGGTGACGTCGGTCGGCAGCGCCGCGTAGACCAGATCCACGGACGCCCCGGAGGCTGCGGCCGGCGGGTACACGTAGAACACCTTCGGGTCGCGCGGGTCGTACATGAAATGCAGCACCTCGGTGACGCCGCTCAGGCCGTGCCAGCCGGGCGCCTGGGCGTCCAGGATTTCGCGCTCGCACACGCGGATCGCGCGCTTGGCGCCGCCCGAGTTGCGCACCACCTCGATCAGCTTGGCGCCGTTGGACGGGATCGACTGCTTGGAGCCGGCCACCAGCGCCTGGGCCGCGTTGGTGACCATGCTGTCGGGCCGGTGCAGCACGATCTCGCGCTGGCCGTCGTTCAGGTATCGCACCAGCTCGTTGATCGGCCAGCGGATGGACGTCGTGTCCTGGAGCGTCTCGGCGACGCGGCGGATGATGGATTGGGCGGTGATGGCCATTGGGTACTCCGTTCGGCGTTGCTTAGAACCAGGAAACGCGGGCGCGCGGCACCTGGCCGGCGTGCCCCATGAAAGCGTCCACCGCATGCGCGGCGATCGCGGCATCGAACTTCGCGCGCGCCAACCCCGCCGCAGCCGCATCCGCGAACGAGCCCGGCGTCAGCAGCAGGATCTCCTTGGCGCCTTCTGCGATCGGCTCCAGGTAGCGGTCGGCCAGGTGGTCCGGGATGCCCCGCGCGCGGCGACTCGGCATCAGAGACACCTGGGCCTGCAGCTGCAGCCCAGCCGGCGTGTTGCCGGTGAGCACGAACGTCTGCAGGTCGCGGCTCACCAGCGAGCGCTCCTCGGTGTCGGTTCGGGTCCAGTCGGACGGGATCAGCCGGTACGAGCGCACCGGGAACGGCTGGCCGTCGGCTGTTGCCCGCTCGATGCGCACCATCTCGGTCTCGCGCGGCAGCTCGAAGGCGTAGTCCGGCGCATCGCCCGAGGCCACCGGGTCGAGCCACTCCATCCAGGCGCGGGTGCGCTGGAAGAACTCGCGCGCCGCCCGGCTGACCGCACGCAGCACCAGAGGGTCCGGCGCGCCAGGCGCGTGCACCAGCACTTCGGAGAACCAGGTGTCCCAGGTGGCCACGGCCCCGGCCCTTTACTGCGCAGCAGCTGCGCGCGGCGGGCGGCCACGGCGGCGCGCCGGAGCGGCCACGGGCGGCGTGTTGGCCTCGACGGGAAGCGCGGAGGCGCCGGCCTCGTCGTCGTCCTTGTCGTCCTCTTCCGGCTCGTCTTCGTCCGCGCCGGCCAGGCGCAGCGCGGCTTCGTAGTCGCCGGGGTCGGCCGGGTAGAACAGCCCGCCCTGCAGCAGGAACGCGACGGTCGGCTCATGCTCGATCGTGCCGACCATCTCGCCGTCGTCGCCGGGCGTGAAGATGTAGGTCTGGTCGTCGAGCCCGCGAACGCGCACGGTGCCGTCACGTCGCGGCAGGATGCTGGTGCTCAGTTTCATCGGTGCTCCAGAAAAAAGGGGAGGGAGCCGCCCCCCTCCCCCGGTCGGCGCTCGTGGCGCCAGCCTGTTGCATGGATCGCGCGTCAGGCGGCGCGATACAGCAGGGTCACGCCCACGGTGCCGGCGGCCTTGGTTGCCGCCGCCGTGGTCACTTTCAGCGCCACGGTGCGGTCGGCGCCGGTGGCCGCGACCCTGGACAGCGCCTTGCTCAGCACCTGGACCTGGCCGCCGGCTTGCGCCACGGTCAGGCCCGTGCCCCAGGCGGCGCCGCCGTCGGCCGCGGCCGTGGACAGGTCGTCGCCGGTGGCATTGAGCACGCCGACCGCCAGGGCGATCGTGGGCTGGGCGTTGGTGTCGAGGTCGTCGCTGTCGACAAGCACGCCGACCGGCACGCAGCCCGCAGGCAGGGTGCCCACGGCGCCGATGTCGTTCTCGTCCAGGTCGGCAGCGACCAGCGCGATCGGGTAGCGCACGGCCACCACTTCCGCGCCGGCGGGGAAGACCGTCGGCTTGCGGCCGGTCAGGTAGTCATTGGAGTTGGTGAAAGGCATTGCTTGCTCCTGTTTCCGTTACCTGACGCCGATCAGCGCGAGGCCGCTGCGGTGTCGAGCGCGAACACGCCGAAGTCCTGCGGACCTTCCTCGGTGGTGAAGCGCACCTTCTTCGCGCCGAAGATGCTCGACGTCGAGATCACGACCTTGTCGCCGTTGTCCCGGGTCTCTTCGTGCCACGAGAAGCGCATGTTCGTGCCCGGCGAACCGTAGGCAACGACCGCCGCCTGCGAACCCAGGAACAGCGCGCGGGCCGCCTCGATGGTGCCGGCGCCAGCGTTGGCGAACCGGATCACGTTGCGGTGGCTGTGCAGGATCACGCCGCGGTACATGCCCAGCGAGCCCTTGAACAGCGGGCTGTTGCGGCCCTCTGCGCCGGCTGCCGCCTTCTGGATGTCGAGCCACTGGCCAGCGTTGGTGTTGGCGCGCAGGTCGTCTTCCTGGAACGTGTGCATCACGCACACGAAGGTCTCGTTGCCGTCGATCTTGCACGGCTGCAGCACCGGCACGTTGGTCGCGCCGCCGCCCTGGACGTCCGCACGCGTTTTGGCGCGGTCGATCAGGCGCAGGTCGAACTTGTCGTTGGCGTCCAGGTTGTTGAACGCCGTGGCGTCGCCGCCGTACAGCACATGGTTGCTGTCGGGCGCGAACAGGTCGTTGTTGGCGCGGCCCGTGTAGCCGAGCGGCAGCAGGAAGTTGGCGTTGACGCCGCGAGCGCCGGACAGGTAGATGAACAGCAGCTCGTCCTGCAGGCGCGCCCACCAGCTCGACTGCTGGCGCTTGGCCTTCTCGCGCAGGTCATGCAGCGTGCGCTTGCGGGTCATCCGACCGCCGGTGTTCACACCGCAGCGAGCCTGGTCGATGTAGATGGTGTCGGTGTAGAACCGCTGACCCTCTTCGTTGCCCTCCAGGTTCGCCTCGCCCTCGACCGGGGCCATGCGAAGCTCGGCCAGCAGGTCATAGCTGATCTGCTCGCCCGCGTCCGACTCCAGGTCGGTCAGGATTTGGATGGGCACTTCCGCCTCGGCGCCACGCGCCATGAAGCGGCTGTTGAAGTAGCTCTTGTGCGACGCGTCGTGCGCCAGCATGCCACTCCATTTCTTGACTGCCTTGGGATCGTTAATCCCAATGATCGTGCGGGCCATTCAGATACTCCCAAGAAGTTTTCACTTGCCGGGAGCACGTCATGCGCTCGGGGACTACGATGCTTTGCAGCACGGTGCTACGGTGCCATGCTTGGTACGAATTCCGCCTCGCGCTCGGCTGCAACTTCGCGCACGATCTTCACGCGCGCTGGGGCGGCCACGCGAAGCCGCGCGAGCTGGCCGGACTTCTTGACCAGCGCGACTTCGATTTCCGCGCCGGCAAAGCGCAAGACCTCGCCGGCCCGGACGTCCCACACGGTGCAGGTGCGGCGACGCTCGTCCATCACGCGCCCATTGCGTACTTCGCACGCTGCGCCGGCGACAGGCGCGCGATCGCCTCCTCCAGCTCCCAGCCTTCGAGCTGCTCGAGGTGCGCGAACTCGCCGCCGACGTCGCCCGGGCCGTCACCGCCAGGCACGCCGGCGATCGACTTGGGCACTGCGTCCACCGGCGGGCGGCGCTTGGCCTTGGCTTCGGCCACCGGATCCGCGCTCGCAGGCGCCGCAGCGCGCGCAGGCGCCAGGCCGTGCAGCGCGAGCACCCGCTTGTGGGCCTCGGAGAGGAACCACTCCATCGGCCGCTCGGCGTTGGCCGGGTTGTTGGCCAGCGTGCGCACGAACGAGTCCAGGTCGGCGGCCTTCTCGGCGTCCTTGCGGTAGTCGACGCCACCGCCTTCCGGGGTTGCGGCGCGGGTGGCGAGGTTGTCGATTGCGCGCTGCCACTGGGCGGCGGCGTTCTGCTCGGCCATCTCGCGGGCGATCTCGGCCTTCACGCGGGCGGTGCGCAGCTCGTCGCGCTCGGCGATGATCTGCGCGCGCTTCTCGTCGAACTCCTCGAAGTCCATCTCGCCGGCCTTGAACCGGGCCTTGAGGTCGGACTCCTGGCTGTCGAGCGACTTGACCTTGTCCTCGTAGCCGTCGGGCAACGGCGCCTGGTAGGCGGTCTGCTGCGCCACCGGCTGGGCCGGCGGCTCGGGCGCCGGCTCGGGGTCTGCGTCGGCTGCCGCCTCGGCTGCGGCGTGCTCGGGCTTCTCGGCGGCGTCGTCGCCATCCCCTTCGCCGTCGTCGTCCGGATCGTCGTCCTCGGCGTCGGCGTCGGCGTCGGCGTCGTCGTCACCGGCATCGCCGGCGATGCGCGCCATTGCAGCGCGCTCGGCGTCGTCCATCTCGTCGCCCTGAATGGCTTCGATTTCTTCGGGGGTCAGGGTGTCCAGGGCGTCCTGGTCGAAAGCCGCACTCATGCGCGCTCCTATGGTGGGTTGAAGGCGGTCAGTCATCGGAGGCGACCTTGGCCGCGTCCATCATCTTTCGCTTGGCCATGGCTTGCGCCTTGGCGTAGCGGCTGGCGTCGCCCTTGATCTTCTCGGCTTCGATGAGCACGTTCAGGTCCGACTCGACCTTCCATTCCTCATCGGGCTTGACCGACGTCATCGGCTTGCTGCGTTTGGCCACGGGCCTCTCCTGTCGTTGGCAGACCGGCGCTCATGGGACCATGCTTGCCACGAAAAAAGACCCCGCACGGTTGCCCGGCGGGGCCAAAGCGGGCGCGATGCCCACCCCAGAGACAGACGGTGATCAGGCCGGCGCGGCCGGCCTCGTGTTCATGCGCTGCTCGAGCTCGGCCAGGCGGCGCGAGAGCTGGTCAATGGCGCGGTCGCTGCCGGCCTGGATCTCGGCCACGCGCTCGCGCGAGGCGGCTTCGATACGGGCGCGCTCGATGGCGACGTCGGCGTCCTTGTTCGCCTGGATCGTGCGGGCGGCCAGCTCGGCGTTGGCCTTGCGCAGCGCATCGGACAGGCGGTCGATCTCCTGTGCCGCCTGCGCGCGCACCTGGTCGATGGCCGCCTGCATCTGCCCGTCCGGGGATCCGGCGCCGGCTTCGGCCTCGAGCTTGGCGGCGCGGGCGTTGAGCTCGCGCACCTTGGCCCGGGCTTCTTCGAGCGCCAGCATGGCCTGCTCGCGCTGCATCTGCAGCGCCTCGACCTGCATCTGCTGCTGCTGGGCGAGCTGCTGGGCCTCCTCGGGCGTAGGCTCGACCGACGGGTCCGGCTGGCCGGTGATCTGGCGGATCTCGCGGGCGATCTCGTCCTTGTTCGGCAAGTCCGAGTAGTCCATCGCCATGGCCATCAGCCGCAGCGCGACCTCGGGCGGCAAGCGCATAGCCATCGCGTTGAGCGACTCGAACATCACCTGGCGCAGCGTGCCGGCGTAGTCGGCATCGGCCACCATGAAATCGGCCATCGAGGCGGTGATGTCGTTGATGAAGCGCACCGTCCCGTCGGCCTGGACCTCAGGCTGGTTGACCTTGACCCACTCAAGCGCGCCCTTGGCGCCGGTCAGGCGCACCACCTTCTCCTCGGTGTAGAACTGCTCGGCCAGCACAAGCTGCTTCTCGCCCTGGACCTGGACGGCGAAGCGCAGGTTGTCGAACGGCTCGGTGGTGACGACGCTGCCCTGCAGCTGGCGGGCCTTGATCGCCTCGCCAGAGACGGCGTTGGTGCGCCGGCCAAGGTTTTCGTCGGACACGCCGGCCGACTTCTGGATGCTCTGCGCCGCCAGCGTCATCATGCTGATCTGGCCGGTGGCCGCGTCCGTGTCGCGCCGGATGGCGAACTCCTTGCCCGGCTTCTTGAGGACCACGCCATCGGGGCGGCTCACCTCGTCGCGGGCCACATCCCAGTCGGCCACCGCGCCCTCGTCGGCGATGATCTGGTTCGTGTTGAGAAGGAAAAGCGCCTTGGACGCGCGCTTGTTCAGGTCTTGCTGGATGTCGCGCACCCGCCGGATGACCCCGTAGGGCAGCCGGTCGCTGCCGCGGCGGTAGCACCAGACGGGCGTCAGCGTGAACCGGTTGTGCCGGAACACGGACGGCGCCATGGCCAGCATGTGGGTGTCGGTGAAGACCGCCACGTGCACGCGCATCACCAGCTTCTCGATGATGCTGCCGCCGACGCGGTTGAGCGCGGCCATCAGCGCCATGTCGCGCTCGTCGACGAACGCCCCGCGCAGGGGCCCGGAGCTGACCAGGCGGGCCTTGACCGGCATCCGGTACTGGGCCTCGATCAGCTTGACCCGGCGCCGCTTGGCCTCGCCCACGGACGCCGCGCCGAAGCGGCCGGTGCGGGTGGCCTCGGTGCCCAGCAGCTGCGCGCGCTCCTCCGGGTGCCACCAGACCTCGTCCTCGTACTCGTCGGTGGTGCGGTGCTGCGTGTCTTCGACCGCCTCGCGCACCTGGTCGACGCGCGAGGGGAACATCTCGGCGGCGATGTCCTCGTCCACCCAGCGCCAGCGGAACAGGTAGCGGGCGTCCGACAGGTCCAGGTCGTAGGAGGTGGAATCCCACAGCACCTGGCGCCAGTCTTCGTACTTGGAGTAGATGATGTCCTGCGTCGGGTCGTCGCGCACGCCATCGTCGAGCCAGCCCACGCCGACCTTGACCGCGTCGGCGAAAGCACGCGAGCGGTTGAAGGTCACCCGGTTGACGTCGGCGGTGTACTTGAGCACCTTGGTCTTGACGTCGGCCATCTGGACGTCGTCTTCGGTTCGCGGCAGCACCCGCCAGTCGACCTTGGCGCGGCGCTCGGTGCCGATGATCCAGTCGACCATCGGCGCCACCTCGTTGTAGACGAGCGGCATTTGCCCGCGCGACTGCAGCTCGGCGGCATCCTGCGGATCCCACTGCAGGTTGTCGTAGAAGTCGGAGTCCATCGCCATCTCCAGGCGATTGGCGGACTGCCTGTCCTTCTCGTGGTAGTACCACTCGAGCAGCCGGCGGTGCACCTTTCTGGCGGCTGCATCGTCCAGCGGGTTGGACGGCTGCTCGGTGACGGAGGCGTTGAGCTCCATCGACTCGGCCTGGCGCCGGTAGTAGTCCTCGCCCGGGGCCGTCGTGCGCTTGATGCTGAAGTCCAGCGGCTCAGCCATATTGGACGCCTTCCTTGTCCAGCCGCACGTCCTGCTCGGCCAGCACCTGGCCGTCGGCGCGCAGCTGCATGCTGCCGATGCTGGCGGCGTGCTGCTCGGGCAGCGGGGCCGACGGCATGCGGATCAGGTCAGGCAGGCCCTCGTGGATGATCGTGGCCACGCGTACCCAGTTCGGGCGGCTGGGCTCGATGCCCAAGACTTCGCACGCCTTGGCGCACTGGCTGGCCAAGTAGGTCGGGTCGTCGTAGCGGAACGCGGCCGACTCCATGACGATGTACCAGGGCGCGCCGGGCCGGTAGGCCGGGATCAGCACCATGGCCCGCTCGTCGTTGACCCAGGTGTAGACGGCGATGATGTCGCCGTGCTGGCGCGTCAGGTGCGCCTTGCGTGTGTCGAGCGATGCGCCCATGCGGACTCCAGTCGATTCTGGGTCTGCACGGTGCCATGCTTGCCACGAAGGACGGCTGCTAGACCGCCATCGCGCCGCCGCGGCGCTTGAACACGGCCGGCTTGGCAGCATTGGTCATCTGGTCGGCCACCAGGCAGGCATAGCGCCAGTTGTCGGCGCCGTGGCTGTACTCGTCGTGCACCGGCGCGCCCGGCTCCAGCGTGCGGACGTTGACGTGACGCCGGTAGCGCTTCAGGCACAGCACCAGGCGCGCCGCCCGCGTCTCGTCGAAGAACGCCTGGCGAAACGTCAGGCGGGCCACGCCGATGCCTTCGTGCACCGGCACGTTCGGGATGGCGTTCACCTCGAAGCCCAGGGCCTCCATGATTTCGGCGGCGCTCTTGCCGGTCTTGAAGTCACGGTGGAACCCGTCGTGCGGCAGCCAGATGCCGCCCAGGTTGTAGCGCCGCGCCCTGATCTCCTCGGCGTACCAGTCCAGCGTCTTGTGGCTGTCCTCGATGTAGTCGATCACGCGCAGCTCGGAGGCCACGCGCTGGTAGAACCCGACGGTCATCGCGTCGTTCCAGCCCAGGTCGAACACCGGGTGGACCTTGAGCATGGGATCGTATGGCACGGGCCGGATGCGCCGCTCGAGGGTGGCCTGCTCGATCTCCTTGGCGTAGATCGCGCCGTCGACCGCCGACTTGGTCTTGCCCTCCCAGATGTTGTCGTAGCTCTCGCGGTCTGTGAGGTAGCAGTGCTGGCGCTCGGTCTCCAGCTCGGCCGGGAACCAGGGGTTGTCCGAGTAGTTGACCTTGACCACCTTGGCGCCGGGCGGCGGGTTGAGCACGAACCGCGTCCAGGTGTCGTCGTCGTCCAGCTCCGGGTTGAAGCTGACCCAGATCTCGGAGCCGGGCTTGCGGATGGTCGGCACCAGCAGATCCCAGGACTTCTTGCTGACGGTTTGGGCCTCCTCGACCCAGGCCACGTCGACTCCCTCGAAGGACTTGATGTTGGCGGCGGTCTGGCTCGACAGCCCGGAGAACAGAACCTCCGACCCGTTGACGCCGCGGATTTCGGTCTCCAGAACGCGAAACTTCTGCGCCAAGCCCATCGACTCGATCTGGTCGGACAGCAGCTTGTGCACCGAGTCCTTGATCGACTTCTGCACCTCGCGCGCGCACAGCACCCGCATCCGGCGCATGCTGGCCAGCAGCAGCAACGCGCGGGCAAAGCCCCAGCTCTTGCCGCTGCCGCGCCCGCCGTAGGCGACCTTGTAGCGGGCCGGCTCGAACAGGAACTGCAGCGCGTCCGGGAACTCGACTTCAGCCATTGGCCTTGCGGAAGACCACCTCGACCATCGCGGCGGCGGCCTCGCCCTGCTGACGGTTGTCGACCTCGTACAGCCCGAAGTGCTTGAAGAGCTTCTCCAGCGCAGCGTTCTTGTCGGCGACCTTGTACTTCTTCGTGTACCCGACGAACACCCGGTCGGCGCCGGAGCCCTCGTAGACCTCCTGGATCTCGACCGCCTGGACGGCGGCGGCGGTCTCGTCGTCGAGCTCGTGGATCGGCACCGGCGAGCCGTCCTCGCGGTAGAGCTTGCGGATGTCGAAGCGGGCCAGGCGCATGGCTTCGCGCAGCACGTCGGCCGCGGTCATCTCGGCGCGCTCGGCCGCAGCGGCCTGCAATTCACGCACCCTTAGTGCAATCTTGGGGTCAGCCATCAACTCTGATGCACAGGCGTGGATCGACCCCGGTTTCGTGCCCGGCTTGACCTTGTAGGCCGCCCGATACGCATCCGCCTGGCTCTTGCCGCTCGCCACCTCGCGCGCGAAGCGCTCCTGCTGCGGTGTCAGTTCACCGTTCCTGGCCATCGTCGTCTACCTCATCGTCTGTTTGCGGCTGCACATTCTCGGCCGGTATTTCGTAGGTCGTGTATCGGTGCCCGCAGGCACACGCGGGCTTGCGCATCGTCCAGCCGTAGCGCCAGGGCCGGGTTTCGACGACGGCGCCGCGGTGATCCTTGCAGGCGGGGGATGCGCTCATTGCTTGGTCGCCCGGTAGCGCAGGTATCGCTCGTTGCGGATGGAGTCGCTGATCGCCTCGACCAATCCCTGCTCGCGCAGGTAGGCCAGCGCCCAGTCGGTGGCGACCTTGCTGCGGCCGGCGCCGGACACGATGAGGTGATGACGGAAGAACCGGCCCGGGTGCGCGCGCAGGAACTCCAGCACGGCCTCCGTGGCGCTGCCTGGGCGGATGACGCCTGGCGGTCGCGGGTTGTAGCGGCGCGCTGGCGGCTGCCCAGGCTCGACCCGGGCGAGCTGCTGAGACATCCAGGACAAGGGGTCGGTCATTGCGCTGCACCGGCATCGGTTTGCGCGCGGCCAGCGATACGGAGCATCGCGGCATCCACGGTGAGCAGCGCGGCGGTGATCTGGTCGGTGCGCAGCGGCGGCGGCTCCTGATCGGCGTGCACGACTGCCGTGCGCAGCGCCTGCAGCTCCTCGCCGGTGCAGCGCCAGGTGCCGGTGCGGTCGTGGCGGGCGATGAGTCCGCGCAGGGCATCGAGCCCCGCCTCGGTCACCTCGAGGTCGCGGCCGGCCCGGGTGAGCGCCACCCAGAGGTAGTCGAGCAGCGCGGCCAGCGTGTGGCGTGCGCTCTCCAGCGCTTCCGGGTCGGTGCCCGCGCGAAGGGTCTCCAGAGCGCTGTAGGCGGGCAGGATCAGGTCATTGCGCATGCGGCTCAGTACCGGTCGGCCGATGAGGCGCGGCCGGTAGGACTTTCGGGGCTTGGCGCTACGCGGCATGGCGACTCTTGAGGATCAGGTCTGTCATGGCTCGATCTCCACGGCCCGCACGATCGCCGCGCCCATGCGCACGACGCCGCCGCGCATCACCAGCAGCACGTCGACCTGGCCGTCGTCGTGCCATAGCCCGCCCTTGGTGCACGCATCCAGCAGCGCCTTGGCCCGGTTGTCGATGTCGATCAAGGCGCGCGTCGGGGCGTGCAGGATGATCTCGACGGCGGCACGGCCGGCGATCCGGCGCCCTGCCCGCTGGCCGAGCACCTCGCCGGCGGCGCGCTCGAAGTAGGCCCGGCCGTCGGATGACAGCAGGGTGCGGGGCTTGCCCTTGATCGCGACGTTGCGCCAGATGGCATTGACCGACGGCGGCCACGGCAGGCGCAGCTCGATCGCGTCGGCGGGCAGGATGGACGGGCGCCCGAAAAGCTCGACGGCCTGGCCTCGATCAGCGACGCGGGCGGTCATCGCCAGTCCCCCCATCGGCCACGGTTGCCGCGGCGGTACTGCTCGCGTGCGTCGGCACGCAGTTGGTCGGCGGCGTCCTTGCCTCGATGTCGCTGCACAAGCGCCAGGTAGTTGCCAGCACGCGCGCCGATGCTGCAGAGGTAGCGCACTTCGCACAGGTGGCGCTGCTCACGCAATTTTCCGGACAGCATCGGCCAGCCGCAGCACGCGTACGCCACCACCGCTCGCGGAGCCGCGCGCCAGAACAGCCCTGGCCTTCTCGGGCGCTCCGATCAAAACCGGATCAGCGATCGGCAGCCCACTGCGGCTGTTCGCGGCCTCCGAGATCCCGATCAGGCGCGACGGGTATTCCGGGCGCTCCTGGCGCATCGCATACCCGCGGTAGCGATTCTCGAACTCCCTCGCCACGAACGGCCACTCGTCCTCCGACTTGCGCCCGAGCGGGATCCATCCGCCCATGTCGTCGACCACTCGATGCACCAGCGGGTCGTCGAACACGACGGAAGCGTACGTGCCGACCCTGCGCACCGCCGCGTCCACCTTCGACCACGCCAACTGCGCCGCGTCGACGGTGCGCCCGCCGATCATCCGGACAATGTCAGCCGGCTTCGGCATGAACTGCCCGGTGTCGGGGTTGACCAGGTGGCGGCTCATGGCGTCGCGCACCGCAGCGAGATCGAACGGCCGCATCGCCTGCCACCACACGCTCAGCGCGAACTCGCTGAGATCCTTGCCGTAGAAGTCGTGCACGCCCTGCAGCAGCGCGCAGAAATCGGTGTAGTCCTCAGTCCGCATTGCCCACCTCCATGAGTTCCGGCGGACGCCAGCGCGCCGCCACTTCCGCGTTTCGCCGCTCCAGCGCGGCCTGCTTCGCGTCCCTCGGTGGGGCCGCCCCAACGGCCGCGATGCGCCGGGCCTGGCCCGCCCATCGCGTCAGGATCGCGGCAACGAGCCCGATCCCGACCCGCTCCCCGGGGTGTTGGCGGACCGCCTCGTCGCACGCTGCGCCGAGCGCGTCGACGGTGACGCCCTGCTCCGCCAGGGCGAGCAGCCTCGGGTCACTGCCGTTGGTATCCACCCCTCGACGCCGAGCCTCGATGGCGAGAGCCACCGCCCCGGTCGGTCGATCGGACGGGCCACCGGGCGCGGGCTCGCGCGCTTGGACGGCACCTGATTCCGAACGAAGTGAGGAATCTGCAGATGCAGATGAAGAAGAAGATGAAGGGGGGGGCTCAATGGGGGGCTCGAAGGGGGGGTGCGGACCTTCGGTAATTGCGTCGCGGACAGCCCCCCATTCGGCGTCGATCCACTCCCCGTCGCGAGACCCCTCGAATTGCTTCAGCAGGTAAGCCTCCGCGGCCTGCATGTCGGACACCTGGGCACTCCACAGCAGGGAGATCTCCTCGCCGACCTTGCTCCGCAACGAACTCATCCGCTGCTTAAGATGGCGGGTGACGCCGATCTTGATCGGCCCGCCAGAGACACGCCGCGCTGCGTATAGGAGGCCAGGTCCGTCGAACTGGCCACCGCGTCCTCCGAGGCTGCCGTAGTCTTTCCCCTTCACGCCGTGCGATGCCCCCGCCTTGCCGCCCTCCGCGCGGGCGTTTCGGGTTGCCTCATCGCGCACCATGCGGCGGCTGTAGATCACGCCGCTCTCCGATCGGGATAGCACGCCGGCCTCCTCGAGTTCGGCGAGCAGCGTGCCGCACTCCTTCCCCGACAGGCCGACGAGACGCGCAAGCTGCGCAGGCTGCATCGCCTTCCCGCCGATGACAAGGTGCCCGTATGGTTCGCAGTCGTGCATGACGCACATCAGCTCGACCCACAGGCCGCGAGCAGCGATGGAGCAGGACTGCAGCGCGGAGTCGCGCCGCCAGTCACCCGGGTAGAACTGGAACGACGGTCGCTTCATGCCGCCGCCCTCACCGCGGTGTAGCGCTTGCGCTCCCGCTCCCGGTGACACGCCAGGCATCGACGCGAGCCGTCACGCTTGATTGAGACGTTCGCCCCTGTGTACTCATGCCCAGCCGGGCAACGGCGCGTGCGAGCAGCCTTGGCAGACGGGCCTTCGCCGCGCAGAACGTTCTCGCCTCGCGTCACAACTTCCAAATGAACCGGGTTCACGCAGCGTCGATTGCGACACAGGTGGTCGAGCGTCATGCCGTCAGGTATCGGGCCGACAGTTCGTTCGTAGAGCCAGCGATGCGCGTAGTGAGGCCGCCCTTCAAAATGGAATTGGCCGTACCCGCCACCCATCAGACCGGCTGTCCATTCCAAGCAGTCGCCGGCCTTCTCGACCTTCGCCGCAAATCGTGCCCAGGCCACGCGCACGCCGGCCTGTCGAGCGCCCTCGCTGAACCCGCCGAGCCCAGCAAAGAGGTCGATCGCGGTCAGCACGGCCCCCTCCAGGGCCGCGGCGCGCCGGCAGCCACGCTCGGCCGCGTGGCGAAGTCCATCGACCCCTCTCGACGCGGCGGCGGTGGCGGCGGGACGTAGGTGTCGCGCGAGAAAGATGGCTGCGCGCTGGGGACGAGCTTCGCGCCCAGGGGAGTGACGCGCAGCGCTCCGCCGCGGAGACGAAACAGAAGTCCATCCCGGATCATTCGCCCGACCACTACGGAGACGTGCGAACCGCCGAGGGTGCTGGAGAGCGTGCGCATGAGCTGTCGCTCATTTGCCGCCCTGCCCTGCGCGATTGCGGTGCAGATGAGTTGGCGGGCAATGCCGGTGTCGCTCACGATGGTCCCCCATTCATCCGATCGTTCTCCCATCGACCGCGATCCAGGGGCCGGGCTAGTCTGCGCAACATGGACAGGTCACCGAACATCGCGCGCTCCAGAACCGTTCTGGCGAACTCGGCCTTCGGGACGCCCGCCACCGCCGCCAGCGCGATCACGGCCTCCTCCAGCTCTTCGCTGACGGGGATGTCCAGGCGACGCGATAACTTCCCGCCCTCGTGGGAGCCTCCAGAGCGTGCGAACCTCGGTTCGTTCGTCATGCCGACCTCCAGCCGCCGTGCCTGGCGCCGTGATGGGCGGCCGCCCCGTCCCGTGGCAGCATCGAGCTTCCACACGCGAAGCCTTCACGGGAGGGGCGACCATGCGCGACCAGCGAATCGTCGACGCGATCAACGACCGCAAGCTGATCCGGTTCACCTATCACGGCCATCTCCGTGTCGTGGAGCCGCACACCTACGGTCGGGATCGGAAGAACCACGACGCCGTTCGCGGGTACCAAGTCGGCGGATCCAGCTCCAGCACATCGTTGCCAGAGTGGCGGGTCTTTCATGTGGCGGAAATGACCGGACTATCGGTGACGTCACGCGGATTCCCAGGTGCACGGCCCGGATACGTGCGAGGCGATACAGCGATGACCGCCATCTACGCGCAGCTGTAGCCGCACCGCAGTCGCACGGCCCGGCCGGGTACGCCGGCGCGTTGTGGACCGCACAGCACGACCAGTGCGAACGTGCCGCCCGCTCGCACAAACGCTCGCGCCAGCCTTTCAGGTCGCTCATGCGGCCTCCCGGCTCGGGACGGGCGGTGCCCCGTCGGTCTCGACCAGCTCAGGCCAGATCGCCCACCAGTCATCGGGCCGGAGGTCCCAGCGTCGGACGACGGAACCAGTGGCTCGTTCGATTTGGAGGCATCGCTCGATCGGGATGGGGCGGGCGCCCGTCTTCCACTGACTCACCAGCGGAGGAGGCACACCGAGCGCCTGGGCCAGCGCTGCATTCGATGACCCCACGAGGTATTCGTGCAGATTCATGCCACGAAGCATAGCGCGCCGCTAGTCTTTGTCAATAGCGCTGCGCCACACCACAAGCGTAGCGGAACGCTATTCAATGGCGGCATGAAAACAGTCGGCGAGGTCCGCAGAGAGAATCTAGGATTACTCCGCGACCGCTACGGAACATGGCCAGCGCTGAATATCGCGCTTGGCCGGAGTGCTCGTGACGCCACCCTGGGGCAAATCTGGAATCGCAACCCGGACAGCAAGACCGGGCGGCCTCGTCAGATGGGCGACCGCTTGGCGCGGGCCATCGAGCAATGCCTCGAGCTTCCCGAGGGATGGCTCGATGTCCCTCATGAAGCACCCACATCAGCCCCGCAGGGTGATGCAGTTGCGCCCCCGCAATCTGGTGGGAGCCGCCCCAAGATTGCCTGGCACTCCGTCATCGCCTGGGAGACGCCTGCCGATCTTCCCGACAACGAGTTCGCCCTCGTGTCGCGCCGCGCGGTGAAGTTGGCCGCCGGCAACGGCAAGCTCGTGTTCGAAGACGAGGAGTTGCCTCCCCTGCCCTTCCGTGCCGACTGGTTGCGCGGCCGTCGGGTGACGAAACACGCGAACCTGGTGATCGTCTACGCCGAGGGCGACTCGATGGAGCCCGACATCCGCGACGGGGACGCCGTGCTGCTCGACATGGGCCAGCGCGAGATCGTCGACGGCCAGGTCTATGCCATCGACTACGGCGGGCACCTGAGGGTCAAGCGGCTGCAGAAGCGCTGGGACGGCGGGCTGATCATCCTGTCCGACAACAACGAGAAGTACCCGCCGGAGTCGCTGCCGCCTGACCATGCGAGCCACATCATGGTGCTGGGGCGGGTAATCTGGCGGGGTGGGTCGGTTTAGGGATGGAGTACTCGCTTGATAGCGCGACAGCCTTCTTGGCGGCCAGCAAGCAGGCAGTCCGGCGGCTCGAGTGGGTACGCCGCCCGTCGGAGCGCGAGGCGCAATGGTATGAGGCAGTCAGCCCCGTAGCCGTCAATGGGGTCATCCAGGAGGCGACGACGCTCCGCATTCAATGGCGTCCGCCTACTGGTTCTAGGCTTGAGATGTACAACGCAGGCCTCCTATTTCTTGGGAAGCGCATCTACGCCGTGGACTATGACCCTGACAAGACGCACAAGAACAAGTGCGGCATCGGACGGCCTTACTTCGGGAAGAAGATCGGCCCAGGAACGCACGTTCACACGCCGTCTCAAGATGGCACCGGATATGCCGAACCGATGGACGACTTCGGGGCGTTAGAGCGACTATTCCACTACTTCGTGACGTCGGCGCGCATCGACGTCCCCGGTGGATTGGCGAAGACGCCGCCGCTCCAGCTTCAGTTGCTGCCATGAACTGTTCAGAGATCATCAACAGCCTAGGCTTCGATTGTGCGCCGCGCCCGAACGCCGGTCTGCGGGTGTTTTCGCCGTTCACCTTCGGCGACGGGACGGGAATCGGTGTCTATGTGGAGCCTCTATCCGACGACAGCGCGCTGGTGACCGACCATGGCGACGCTTTCATGCACCTTAGTTCGCATGGTGTCGCGATCACCCACCGCAGGCTCCGCTGGGCTCAGCAACGCTGCTCTGGTGTCGAGGTCTCTGACGGTGGCGTGATCCAGGCTGTCGCAAGAATCTCGCAGCTTGGGGACGCCATCGCATCCGTGCTCGATGCGGCGCTCTTGATTGGCCACCAGCAGCAGGACTGGACCCCATCAGTGGCACGCGAACGCTTCGTGAAGCAAGTTGCAGCTGAAATCGAACGCGTTGCGCCGCAGCGGCTGCTGCATTCTCCGAAGGTCGTCGGATTCAGCGGACATCAGCTTGAGTTCCCTCTCGGCGTCGAGCTTTCCGATTCCGGCATCGTCTACATACAAACGGTTGCAGCGGTCAACGACGAGCTCGACTGGTCCACCGTCTACCGGACGGCCGGCAAGATGACAGACATCCGCGAAGCTGGCATCGCCTCTGATCGGCGCGTTGTTGTCATCGACGACCGGAGCGCGATCGATGACATTCCGCGGGCTATGACCCTGCTCGGAACGAGCGCCACGGTGCTCGAGTTCAGTCACCGCGGCAGTTGGATCGAGCGGTTCGCCGCGTAAGACGCCATGTTTCGACAGCACCAACCCCGCCTCGGCGGGGTTTTTCGTTTCCGGAGCACCATCAGCAAGCGAGAACGCAAAGCCTAGCGGCGCGCTATTGACTTGATGCATAGCGTTGCGCTAATCTTCCTCCATCGCGTCGCCACGCATGGAGGAAACGATGTCAGCAGTCGCAGCAGCCAGGCACGCCAACCCTGGCGTCCAGTTCGGGCACCTCGGCCGGGATGCGGCCGTCTCTCCTGATCCGCGCCTCGACCTGAGCCGCGGCTTCACGCCGACGATCGGCGATCGCGTCCGCGTGATCGACGCCGATGCCCAGCGCCGCGTCCAACTCGGTCCGCCGCGCTTCGCCGGCCGCATCGGCATCGTCGAGCACGTTCCCGCCGGCTACGACATGGCCTACGTCCGGCTCGATCCGACGGCGCGCGGCAAGGAACGGGTCGAGTGCTTCGGCTCCCGCCTTCTGAAGGCCGCGTGATGCCGGCCCGCCAAGACCACCAAGCCCAGCAGGACGAGGAGCGCCGCGCGATGGAACTCGTCGCCGGCCTCGCTGTGATCGGCGCCGTCAGCATCGTCGGCCTGGGCATCGCCGCCTTCGCCGACCAGTTGACCGGCCTCGACTTCGTTGCCCGCGCACTCGCCGTATTGGGAGGGCTGTGATGAGCACCGGACTTCCCCGCCTGGCCAATGCACGCCTGTACCGGCACCCGGCCTTCGCGGTCATCAGCGACCTCGAACTGGTGCCGATGGTGCTCGAGCGGGCCGAGTGCAACGGCATCGACGCCCTGGACAGCGACGACCCGGTCAACGAACTGTGCGCCGCCGGCTGGGAGCAGGACTGTTGGCTGGAGCCCTCGCACGGCGACGGCGCCGGGCATCTCGACTCGCTGCTGATCCACCTGATCCGCGACGTGCGCCGGCTCAAGCGAGAAGGCAAGGAAAACGAGGCCGAGCACGAGGCATACCGGCGCGTCCTGGCACTTGGCGAGCGGCTGATCGACTGGATGCGCCACAGCGAGAGCCCGCAGCGTGTCGCGCTCGACGAGCTCTACAGCGAGCACCAGGACCGCGCCGAGGTGGCGCTCATGGACGCGGCGGGGGTGTGACGTGACCGGCTTGCAGACCTACTTGATCGTCCGCCGCGCGCGCCGCGACCGGCTCGCCCGCATGCCGAAGGTGCGCACCAGCGAGGACCGCGAGGCCGAGCGGCGGTCCGAGTCGCTGGCGGTCGCGCTGTTCGTGGCCTTCGTCGTCGTTCCGCTGGTGCTGTTGTTCGCGGACCGGCTCGCCGACCTGGACTACGGGCAGCGGGCGCTGATGGCTGTAGTGGAGGTGGCGCGGTGAAACCGATCTTCACCCGCCGGCACGCCCTGGTGCCCGTGGCCGAGGCGCTGGCCCGCTGCGACGTGGCACGTGCGCGCCGCATCGACCCACCGGTGCGCATCGACCGGCAGCCGGACGCCGAGGCGCTGGCCCGCTGGACAGGGCGCGTGTTGAAGCGCGCCAACCCGAAAGGATGGAACTGAGCATGAACGCACTGGCCGAACCGGTCATCGCGCCCGGGCTGCACCGCGACATGCCAGCGGAGCAGTACCACGCCATCCAGGCGATGTCCGCCGGCGGGCTGAAGCGCATGCGCAAGAGCCCGGCGCATTTCTACGGCATGCAACTCGACCCGAGCCGCCCGGCGTCTGGCGACCCGACTCCGGCCATGAAGAACGGCACCCTGGTGCATTGCTGCATCTTCGAGCCTGATGCCGTGAAGGGTCGCTATGTCGTCAGGCCAGACGGCCTGTCATTTTCGACGAAGGACGGCAAGGCGTGGCGCGACGCGCAGTCGCTCGAGATCATCGACGGCGACCAGCTCGCATCGGCCCGCGCGCAAGCTGCGGCGCTTCGAGCGTTGCCCGATCTTGAGCCGCTGCTGGCCGACGGCTACGGCGAGGCGTCCGCGTTCTGGATCGACGAGGCGACCGGCGAACTGTGCAAGTGCCGGCCGGACTGGGTGAGCCCCGCCGGTGACGGCGTGATCCTGGTCGATGGGAAGACGTGCCAGGACGCGAGCCCGGACGGCTTCGGTCGCGCCATCTGGAACATGGATTACTGGCTGCAGGCGGCCTGGTACTCGGACGGATTCGAGGCCGCGACAGGCTTGCGCGTGCATGGCTTCGTCTTCGGCGCCGTCGAGTCGACGTGGCCGCACGCGGCCGCCGCCTACATGCTCAGCGACGACGTTCTAGATGCCGCGCGCCGCGAGAATCGGCGGCTGCTCAACCTCTACGCCGAGTGCAAGCGCACCGGAGTCTGGCCGGGCTACGCACCCGGAATCTCGCTCATCCAACTGCCCGCATGGGCGCAACGTCAACTGGAGACCGCATGAACGCCATCGTTCAGCGCAACGAGTTCGCCAACGAGCTCGCCTTGCCCGATACCGCAGCAACCGCCGTCGCCGCCCAGGCGAAGGCCCTGATCGAGGCCCGCTACATCATGGCCATCCGCCGGCCCCGCGACATGGACGTCGTCCGGGAGCGGATGCTCAAGGAGTGCGCGCGCCCGTCGTTCGCCGCTGTGGCGCGCTACACCAAGCCGATCGGCAAGGACAAGTCGAAGTGGCCCACCGGCCCGTCGATCCGCTTCGCCGAGGCGGCGGTGCGCAACATGACGAACATCACCGTCGAGACGATGACCGTCTACGACGACCGCGAGAAGCGCATCGTGCGCGTCACCGTGACCGACCTGGAGGCGAATGTCCCGTACAGCCAGGACGTGACGATCTCCAAGACCATCGAGCGCCGCCAGAAGAAGGACGGCGACACGGTCCTGGCCACGCGCACCAACAGCTACGGCGACATCCTCTACATCCTCGAGGCGACCGACGACGACATCATCAACAAGCAGCAGGCGCTCATCAGCAAGGCGGTGCGCACCCTGGGCCTGCGGCTGATCCCTGGCGACATCGTCGACGAGTGCATGGATCAAGTGCTGCTCACGCAGCGCAACGCCGACGCCGAAGACCCGGATGCGGCAAAGCGCAAGTTGTTCGATGCCTTCGCAACCCTGGGTGTCCGCGCGGAGCAGATCAAGGAGTACCTGGGGCACGACGCGGCCTCGCTGGCCCCGAAGGAACTCGTTGACCTGCGCGCCCTCTACTCGGCCATCAGGGACGGGGAGGCGACCTGGCGCGATGTCATGGACGAGCGGGCCGCCAAAGCCGAAGCCAGGTCGAGCAGCCTCGATGCGGTGCGGGCGGCGGCCGCCGCGAAGAAGGTCGCGCCAGCGAAGGGCGCAGCCATCGACGTGATCGAAAGCCGGGCCGCCGACGCCCCCGCCCTCACCTTCGCCGAGGTCGCCGACCGCCTGCAGCAGGCCGCCACGCCCGACGCGCTGGCCGAGGCTGCCGACCTGATCGGCGCGGTGCACGACGAGCAGCAGCGCGAGGAGCTGGCCGCGATCTACCGCGAGCGCAGCGAGAAGGTGGGGGCGTGACCACAGCCCTCTCCCCCCGCCAGCACCAGGTGCTCGCACACCTTGCCAACGGCTTCCGGGCGAAGGAGATCGCCCGCGAGCTGCGCATCGACTACGGCACGACGAAGCTGCACATCGAGGCCGCGATGCGCAAGCTCGGAGCCCGCTCATCCACCCAGGCCGTCGCCACCGCCATCCGCAGCAACCTCATCTGACCTGGAGCCCACATGCCCACCGCAACCGAAGCCACGGCGGCCATCGCCGAATACAGCCCCACCGAGGCCGCGCTCTCCGAGCTGCGCACGAAGTACGCCGACGCCGCCTTCGACCTCGCGTCCACCGCCGGCAACAGGGCCGCCCGCGCCGCCCGTCTGGAGTTGGTGACGCTGCGCACGTCACTGGAGCGCAAGCGCAAGGAACTGAAGGCTCCGGCGCTGGAGTACGCCAAGCGCATCGACACCGAGGCTCGGCGCATCACCGACGAAATCCTGTCGCTGGAGACGCCCATTGACGAGCAAATCAAGGCCGACGAGGCCCGCCGCGAGCAGGAGAAGCAGGCCCGCGAGGCAGCCGAGCGCGCGCGTGTCGAAGCGATCATCGCCCGCCTGGAGGAGATCAAGGCCACGGTCTCCAAGGTTGCAGGCCGGTCTTCGGTTGTGATCGCGGCCGAAATCGAGGCACTGGAGGCCAAGGACATCGGGGACGACTTCGAGGAGTTCCGCGAGCGCGCCCAGGCAGCCAAGGACGCGGCGCTGGACTCGCTGCGCGATCTACATGCCCGCGTGACCGCTCAGGAAGAGGAGGCCCGCCGGTTGCGCGAGGAGCGTGAGGCGCTGCGCCGCGAACGTGAAGCGCAGGAGAAGGCCGCGGCCGAAGCACGCGCCGCCGAGGAAGCGCGGCAACGAGAGGAGCGCGCCCGGCAGGAGGCTGAGATTCGCGCCGCCCGCGAAGCCGAGGAGGCCGCCGCCGCCGAGCGCCGCCGCCGGGAAGACGAGGAGCGCGCGGCCCGCGAGGCCGAGCTTGACGCGGAAGCTGCTCGACTGGCTGCGGAGCGCGAGGCGTTCGAGCGCGCCCAGCGCGAGCAGGCAGAACAGAAGGCCGCGACCCGGGCCGCCAAGGAAGCCACCGAGCGCGCGGAGCGGGAAGCGCGCGAGGCGAAGGAGCGGGCCGAACGCGATGCCAAGGATGCCGCGGAACGCGCTGCCCGCCAGCGCGAAGCCGAGCGCATGGGCCGGCTGCAGGCGGCTGCGGAGCAGATGTATGGCGCGCTGCAGATGGTGCGCGCGTCCGGCGGCTTCACCGGGCTTGGCCGCGATGCGCAGGAAGCTGTGGTCGACGCGCTCGAAGCCGCAACCGAGCCTGAGCAGGCCGCAGCATGACCGACATCGCCCGCTGCCTCGGCACCTCATCCGCCGAGTGCCAGTCCTGCGCCCGGCGGATCGAGCGCGTGCAGTCGGACTGGCTGACTACGTGGATGGTGCCGCCGGTGAAGCGGCCGTGTGAGATGCGCGTGGAGCGCGAAGAGGAGACGACGGAATGAAGCTCTACGAAGTATCGGTTGAGTTCACGATGGTTGTGCAGGCCGGTGATGAAGAAGACGCGTGGGACGTTGCGCGCGAGAACGTCCGTGATGCTGTGGGTGACGCCGACCCGCATCTCCACGTCGTTCGCCGTGTGACGGGCGCAGCGCAGTTGCGCGACGGATGGGATGGCATGTGCATCCCCTATGGAGGCGACGGGAACACTCGGATCAAGGACATTCTCGGGGAGGCGACGGAATGACCGACCCGCAACCAATCCAGACGACGGCCGCAGTCGCGCACCTGCGCTACACCGCCCGGAGAGTGGCGATCAATGAGAGATGCGTCGAGCTGCAGGCCGAATGGCTCGCCGCCGACCTGATCGAGCGCCAGGCCGCGCAGATCAAGCGCATGCGGGCGGCGCTGATGGACGTGCGACCGCTGATAGTCAATCTGGAAAAGATGCTGCGCGACACACTCAACCTCGCCGGCCAGCCTCGCAGTGAAGACGAGGCGGCTGCATTCGCGCGCCTTCATTCCGCGCTGCGGATGATCGACGATGCGATGGGAGTCGACGATGCAAGCGAATGAACTGCGCGAGCACGCCGACATGCTGCTGTCCGCCATCCCGCTTGTGCCGCCGTCGCATCGCGGATCGCTGACTGCGGCTGCAGACTACCTCCGCGCCTGCGCCGATGCGCTGGATGCGGAGCCGGTTGCGTGGGTGCGCTTCCGCTCCGACGGAGGCTATGAAGGGCCTCTCATGGATAGCGACAAGAACATGTCCGGGGCGCGGCGCTTGTCCGGTGTGTGGACAAAGCTCTACCCCGTCGCCACGCCTGCGCTCCGACTGCCGGAGCCGATGACTGAGGCAGCGGTTTTCGATGCCATGGATCGGCACAAGTTCAGCGCATACGATCTGGCCCGCGCCATCGAGGCCGAAACCATGCGCCGAGCGAAGGAGTGCAACGCAGCACCGACCCCGCCAGTGCAGCAGGATGACGAGGCGCTGGAGGTGCTGAAACTGGCGTTTGATGCACTGACCTGCGGCGACACCGGGGATGACCTGGAGGACTCGCATCGGTGCGGCAAGTGCGATGAGTACGTTGACCGAAATGCGCCTGTGCGCCAGCGCATTCGCGCCCTCATCGCAAAGCGAGGTGAGAAATGACCGATGACTACATCAGCCGCATCGAGGCGGCGCTGGAAGCCAAGGCTCTGACCGAGGCAGCGACTCCTGAGGAGTACGCGAGCGCGCAAGAATGGCTGTCCATCGTCTGCCCACCTACAACCCTCCGCGCCCTACTCGGCCGGCTCAAGGCGGCGGAGGCGGAGAACGAGCGCCTGCGTGGAGCACTGGAAGTTGTCGTGGCATACCGAACCGGCGGGCGGATCGAAGGGCTGTGCCGCGCCGCACTGGAGAACACCAATGCTCGATGACCGCAGCAAGATGCGCGACGGCGACATGTCGCTGCTCGACCGAATCGACGTTGCGCTGCGCCGCGTGACCAGCGGCGAGGGGCAGATGCGTGTGCCGGTGGAGGCGACCGACCCTGACGTGGTGCTGCACGACTGCAAGCGCGAGATCGCGCGCCTGCTCGCCGAGGTGGAGCGGCTGCGCGCCGAGCTTGCCGAAGCCCGCACGCCGACGATGTTTTGGGACGCGGGCGCTGGCAGTGAAGGCTATGTCGGCTTCACTTTGCAGGAGGCCGTCGAGGATGCGTGCGACTCGATGAGTCGGGTGGATGACCCGTATGAACTCGAAGTCTCATGCGCTCGCACGCTGCCCAGCATCAGGGTCCGCGCGTGGATTGACGATAAGGACAACCTGCAGTGGGATGAGAGCGAGGACGACGCCATGCGCAAGGAGGGCGACGATGCTGCCAGCTGACGTAGCCCGCTGCCGTGGCATCACGAAGCGCGGAGTTCTGGTGCTGGTCTGCTCGGTCTGCCAGCGCCGCCACGCATGGGCCGACGATCATCGACGCGAGGTCGATCGGATGCTGGTGGTCGAGCCGCCGAAGCGGGTGATCGACTGCAGCATGTTCATGCCGATGGAGGAGGGCGACCATGCTCGATGACCTGAACCGTCTCATCGTTGCCGTCGCCTGGGTGCTGCTGGCCATCCTCGCCGGGGCCGGGCTGGCGGGAATTGCGGTGCTGATTGCGTGGGGGTTGGGATGACCGCCGACCTCACCGGCTACCTCCGAGCCGTGCGCCTCTACACGGAGCGCGCCCGGGCGATCTACGCCGCAGCAATCGAAGAGCCCTACACGCCGCCGGCCAGTGACGAGGAAGCGATCACTCGGGCCGGCGAGGCGATGATCGAGTTCGCCCGCTCGCTGGTCGAGATGCACGAACCGTGGCCGAACCCCGCCGACTTCGGCATCGGCACCGAGCCGATCACCCTCGCCGGATGCGAGCCAGACATCATCCTGAGCGCGAAGCCGCTTGGACAGGAGGCAACGATGGACAGCCAGAGATTCACCGCCGAAGACCTGCGCCGGGCGCACTGGCAGATGCAGGACGACATCCTGCGCTACCTGTCGGATCGGGTGCACAAGTTCCAGGCCGACACCGGCCTTGTCGTCCAAGGGGTAGAGGTCGAATTCGCCACGATGGCGCGCGTGGGCGAGCCGGCGCAAAACATCGTGGCGAGAGTCGACGTTCGCGTGGGGCTTGGACGATGAAGCGCACCATCATCACCATCCTCGCCATGCTGCCGGCGGTGCTGCTGGCGATTCCGGCAGTCGTTGCGCTCATCGACGCGGCTGCATGGGTCGCGCTGGGCGACACGCTCATCCAGCAGGACTGGTCCACCGCGAGCATGCGCGGCCTGATAGCCGTGTCGGCAGGCGCGCTCTCGATCCCGGTCGGCATGCTGACCCTGAGCGTCCTGAGCGACTGGCAGCGGAGGCAGGAATGA